TTATGGTGCAGCTTGCATAGACTCTGCAGGTTGCTCGGATCGGTGAACAGCGACCAGTCGCCTTTGTGGTCCTTGATGTGGTCGACGGCATAGGCTGCGGTCGTCCTGCCCTGTTCGGTGCACATGCGGCAGAGCGGCTCGATGGCAAGGTGGTGGCGCCTGATCGCAAGCCAGTGCTTCGAGGTGTACCACCGCCGATAGGCCTTAGCCTCTTCGCTCCGCTGGTCGCGCATGGTCCTCAAACGACAAAACCCGCCTTGCGGGCGGGTGTCGGTGTTCGTGATTGTGGATCGTGCGGGAAGGTGTCAGAAAACGTGTCACAAGTCAAGGCCACTGGATAATCTGGTAGGTCAGTGTCTCGCAACGCGCCGCATGTTGCGGTTGAACAGCACGCACCTTGCCATCCCACTCCATTTGCTTGGTCTGGCCGGTTCTGAGAATCCGGAATTCCAGCGCCGGCGCACCGTGCGCGATCACCGTGCGACCCATGACCGATCCGTCTTGACCGATCAGCACGACTTTATAGGGACCGGCTTTCTCGTTCGCCACGTTGGCCGCAGCCTCAATCGCCCAGTCGATCGCGTCCGTCACTCTCCCACCTCCATCGGCATGATTATTTTTTCTCTTTCCAAACCGTCACCCACACTTCACCGGACCGATCAAGCTCGCTCGACCAATGATCTCGGACCGCCTTGAGTTCAGCGATGATTTGATCTAGCGCCTGCGTTTCAGCGCGACTAACTTCCATGCCGTCAAAGTCGTACTTCAATGTCTCGATGAGATCGAATTGCTTCTCTTCCTCATTGTAGTTTGTGTCCAGCCACACAGCGATCTTCACGCGACCATCTAAACCGAACGTCAACTGTGGCTTCGCAGTGTCTCGGATTTCGGAATACAATTCACCGACAAATTGAGCCATTGAATCCGTCCAGTCGCCTTGCAATGTCCCGATGCTCGACTGAAGGGCGGAATTGACGCAATCGACTATGTATTCGAAGGTCGGCGGCTTAACAAAAAGCCGAGCGTCGGCGATCTTCTTGTCGAGGTAACTCTTCTTGTCAGCCATTCTGTTCCTCCATCGGCATGATGCCCGGCCGCATGTCCGGCCTTCCCTGTGAGACTATGCCACCACGCCTGGGCGGCCAATAGTGGTTCGCCAGCTGGTCAAGAGCCTTGCGGATCAGGTAGCGGCCGAGGAAGCGGCGCTCGCGCTGGGCCGAGTGCTTGAACCGGGCGTCCGCGAAATCGTTGAGCTCTGTGCCGTTGATGACCACCTCCGTCAGCACCATCAGGGAATCGCTATCGAGGATCTTGAGCGTCTTGTTGTGAGCGTTGCGGGCCGCGAGCACGGTGTCGGTTATGTCCTTGAACCCGCCGCCATCGACCCGCTCAAGCGACAGATCCTGCGCCCGCTCGTTGGAAAGCCCTGCGCGGTAGAACGTGGCGTAGTAGCGGCAGCCAGCGTTGTACTGATCGGCGGTGATGCCGTCCTTGGGGTTCTTGATGGCAGCCACGCGCAGCTTGTCGAGGGGCGCGTCGAGCATGCGGATCGTGCGATAATGCGCGGCTTCGGCAGGCGTGAAGACCTCGATGTCGTCGCCGGCATGGGCGAGGCGTTCGGGTGTTGGCCCTTCGCCGGGATCCTTCTGGCCTTTGGCTGTCGACGTCTCGATGCCTGGCGCTTGCTGGCGCTGTTTGGTGGCGAAGCGCTTGCGGGCGAGGTGGTCGAGATAGTCCTTGTCGTCACCCGTCACTTCTCGACCTCCTTAGCGATCTTGCGCAGCTCGTGCGCGATCTCGGACTTCTCGGCGTGCCATGCCTCGGGGTTCCGCCGGTCAGGCACGTTGACCACGACGCGCTTTGCAAGGTCGGCCAGCTTGTCGGCGAGGCGGGTCATGCGGCAGGCCTCCACAAGGCCCAGCCCTTTCCGTCCGTAGGCTGAACAAGTTCGATCGGCACTTGGCAGCCTGGCTCATTCGGTAGCGCGCCCCATTTCGCGTCCCACTGCTGGGTTTCTCGAGCAGTAGCCAGGCGCTTGGCCCACTTATCGGGCGGCACGGCGGCCGGTGCAGGGGCAGAGCCATGGACGCTGTCGACGATGCCTCGGACAAAGTACCGCCAGCCCTGAATCGATCTGCTCTTCGGAGTTTTGGCGATCTGGGCTTTGATGCTGGGAATTACCTGGGTCTTGAGGTCGTAGCCGTCTTGCACCAGCTTCCAAATCGGTGCGATGACGGGATCCGCAAATACCGGGTGCGCCGATATTCCAGGGATGGCCCGCAAGGCAGCGTCGACGTCCTCGAAGGGGTTTGGGGATGATGAGGGTGAGGGTGAGGGTGAGGGTGAGGGGGCATTGCCGGAAGCATGCGCAGACGCATTGCCGCGGCTAATGTCTTTTTCTTTATTCCACCGTGACTTAGCACGAACGCTTTGCTTTTTCGAGCTTGCGCGGACGAATTGAAACTCTTTTTGTAACCGTTTCTGCAGCAACCAATTGCCGGTCGAAGAGCAGAACGTGGCGACGATCTTGGACAGAACCAACTTCTCGTCTTCCGTGCATTGCAGACGCTCCGCAATCCACTCCATGTCGTTCGGGACTCGGCACTCGGGCGACCGCCACATCAGCACCAAGAGGTCATGGTACAGGCCACGATGCGCCCGCGGAAGGAACGCCGTGTCTGCAATCCACGAGTCGGTGAAGAGCGGCAGCGCGGCAAACTCAGCCATGCTGGCGCTCCATGTCCCGGATGACGGCACACCCGAGGTCGCAGTAGAATTCCAGCACCGGACAAGGCCCGCCTCTGTGTTTCCCGAACATCACCTCAAGGGTGTTTCGCTTCTTCGCCAGTTGCGCCTGGCGGGCGAGTTCCTCCTCCATGTCGTCTTTCTTCTGACGTTCAAGATAGTATGCCTCGCGGTAGACAAACATCACGACGTCGGCGTCCTGCTCGATGGCTCCCGACCAGCGCAGGTCTGACAGGCCGGGCCTCTTGTCCTCTCTGCCCTCAACACCGCGGTTGAGCTGCACGAGAGAAATCACAGCAACATCCAATTCCTTGGCAAGTTGCTTCAGCGACATGCTGATCTCTTCGGTTTCCGCCGCCTTGGATCCGCTATAGCGGCCAGTCGCGGCGATCAGGTTCAGGTGGTCAATGCAGATGACCTCGAGGCGCTTACCATCGGCGGCAAGGCGCTGGGCATAGGCTTGGGCAGCAGCGCGGATCTGCGCCACGGTGAGGCCTGGGCGATCGGCAATGTGCAACGGCATGGCATCGAGCCGCGACTGCACCCGGCAGACCGCCTCGAACTTGCGCTCGAAGCCCAGGGCGCCGACCTGCGAAGCCGATATGTCCCGATACTCGATCCGGCTGTCGCGCGACCAGGCGAGGTCGCAGAGCGCCATTTCGGTCAACTCGTCGCGCCCCATCTCGAGGCTGAACATCATGACGCCGTGGCCCTTGGCGGCGGTCTTGAGCAGCCATGACAAGGCGGTGGTAGTCTTGCCCATGCCGGGCCTGCCGGCGATGACGTAGAACCGTCCGCGCCGCCATCCGCCGAGGGTCTTGGCCAGTTCGAGGCTGCCTGGATAGGCGAAGTCCCGCGGCGCCTCGCCAAGCGTGAATGCCTCCTGCAGCTTCTGCAGCACCTTGTCGGCCACCTTGGCAATCGCCTCGGCGCCCTCGCTTGTCTGCAGGTGCGCCTTCTTGAGCCGGTCCATTTCAGCGGCCACCGCCTCGATGCGTTCGGAGTCCTCGTTGGCCACGGCCGTCGCCAGCTCGTCGGCCAGGTGGTCGTGCTTGACCTGCCGGGCGCAACCGGGAATCGCGATCCCTGGCGCTGCGTGGCGAACGTAGCGCGCAACCAGGGCCCTGCCGGTGATGCCGACCTCTTGGAGCGTTGAGTCGTCCTCGAGCTGCCGGATCAGCCATTGCACCAGCGGGAAATTGCAGAGGCCCAGTTCGGCGCCCTCGCCCATGAGGCCGAAGAGCCTGCCGTTGAAGGTATCGCCGAAGTGGCCCCACTCGATTATGGCGGCAACCTCGCGGTAGGTCGCCACGTCTCGAGCAACCATCAGGGCGCCGAGCAACTGCATTTCGTTGGCGAAGCGCTCGTCGACGAGATTTGCAGCCAGCGCCGTCATGCGACCCTCCGTTTCGTCTTGCGGTGTTCGTGGAAGAGGCTGTGGCAGTCGTGGCAAAGCACGGTGACGTCTGCCGGCCACTCGCACCCGATTCGCACATAAGTGCGGTGATGGACGTCGAGGCGGTCGGCGCCATTGCAGACCTGACAGCGGTTGCCGGCGTGGGCGAGCGCCTTGCGCTTGACCTGCGACCAGTGCGCCGATCTGAGGTATGCGGAATAGTCGCCGACCGGGTTGCGCATCAGCCTGCATCCTTCAGCGTAAGAATGCTTGCGCGCGTGAAGCGTCGCCTCGACCGTTCCTTCGCCCTGGCCATCATGTGTGCGCCCCGATTGTCCGTCGTAAGATCAACCGGCTTCTGCCGGTAGCGGCGGCCGTCAGGGACGCCGGGCATCTTCGCCAGCGTGACGGGCGCGAACATCATTTCCAGATATGTGCCTTTCTCGTACCTCATCCTTGCCTCCAGTGCTGCGCGGCCGGGCCGCATTGATCTCCGGGCTTCCGACAATCCAGCTTCGACTGCGGCAGCCTCTCGACGACCGCCTCCCAGCCGTCACGCGGCGGGCGAAGGGTCTTGCCGTCGGGCAGCAGGCGTTCGCGGAGACAGCCCACACGCTCGCGGCCCTGGACGTAGGTGATGGTGCTATGGAAGCAGCGGGTGCAGGCTGGGGTCATGGGATGCCACCGTTGCGCTCGACCCAATACATTTCCGGCAGGGTGCGGAACTGCTTGCTGCCGACTTTCAGCGCCAGCATGTGTAGCGCGAGGTGGTAGCAATCGAGCGCGTCTTCCCGCCAGTCGTAGGTCAAAGCATCACCTCCTGTTTCGCAGGAGCGGGGCGCTCGATGAAGGGATGCAGATTAGCTGCCGCTTTTTCGTATGCTTGGCGGGCCTCGTCCTGAGTGTTGAACCGGCCAAGGAAATGGCGCTTACCATTTGCGCGAATAAGGGCCTGCCACTTTTTGTAAGTTTTATGGAGATGCCAGCCGCCGCCATGCCGAATGTTCTGCATGTTTTCGGATCGCGTGGCGTGACGCAGATTGGCTAACCTATTGTCGGATGGATTGCCGTTAATGTGATCCACTTCATCGTGCGGCCAAACGCCTGTCGCATAGTAAATTGCAAGCCTGTGTCCGAGATACCAATGGCCGTCGAGAGATATAAGTTCGTAGCCCGCGCTATTGAAATAGCCAGCCCGACTCCCCGCGGCCTTTCGTCCGCCACTCTTTAGCCGGGTGAATATGCCAGTTTCCGAATTGTAGCTGACCAGTTCTTTCAAACGGCCAAGCGGCATCTGCTCCTGTGAGCGGCGCTGCACAGTCATAACATTTTCTCCTGAACTGGCGGTTTAGGCCGCTCTTGAAAAAAATCAGGCTGCTTATAGGCTTGCTCGATCCGGCGACACGCTATGTCAAAGTACTTCGGCTCTATCTCAATGCCGATGAACTTGCGGCCTAGCTTGGCGCAGGCGACTCCAGTGGTGCCGCTGCCCATGAAGGGGTCGAGGATGGTTTCAGCTTTCGGAACCCGCAAAACAAAATGCTCCACGAGCCATGCTGGCTTTTGATGCGGGTGAACTCTTCCTTTACTTTCCCAAGAAACAACAACTTCGCCTCTCAATACACCTTCGCCGCGCGAGCCTTCCCAGCCCCTTCCTCCGATGTAAGCTAACTCAAATGAAGGCTTCCACGGCATCGAAAGGTCGCCCATGCCAAATGCCGGGCCTTTGTCCCACACCACACAGGCGCGGGCGTTTGCAGTCGGAGGTGTCTTCCACGTCCCAAAGAACACAGACGGACGCTCGCCGCACCACTCAACAACCCAATCTCTTGCCTCGGTTGTCTCGTCGTTCTGGATAGTGGTTTTCTGCCAAGACGCGCCGTGATTACTGGCGTGAGAAATCCCATAAGGCGGATCAGTCACCACGGCATCGACCTTGCCAAGCGTGGGGAGAATGTCGCGGCAGTCGCCTAAGTAAAGAACGGCATCGCCTATGGTTTCAACGCGCACCGTCACCGCCAGCCCCCGATCTTCGCCCGCAACAGGTCCAGCGCCTTGCCTTCGACGCAGTAGCCGATGCCGTAGAGCGTCCTGATGTAGAGCCACGGTAGCTTGCGCCTCACGCGCTTGACCTGGCTGTCGGCAAGCCTGAGATCGCCGTCCTCGACGTGGCAGCACAGCGCCGCGATCCGCTCCCGCGTCATGGTCTTGCCGGTTGCAAATGCTCGAAGCAGCTTGGCCTCGCCAATGGTGCAGCGCAGGCCTCGCATGATAGCGGCCAGCTCGTCGGCGTCGCTGTTGACGCGGTAGACCTCAAGCTCGGCTTCGAGCGCCTCGACCTTCTGGCGCAGCTGCGTAACCTCTTGCTGGTAGGTGTTCATGCGGCCTTCGCCTTCCCCGGCAATGCGCCCCAATCGACCAAGACGCGCAAAGCATCATCGATGTTGTCCGCCCATGTTGCGTATGCTCCAGCGTCACGCGCATCTGCGAGAAACTGCTTCTGCACATCAGAGGGCTCTTCTCCGCGTGCCTTGAGTTCGAGAAAATGCGCGCGGCCATCAACCACGATCAGCAGGTCAGCCGCGCCCGGCTTTAATCCCTGCCGCTTGTATTCGGCACCGAGCGCAGCCGATCTTTTCCCCTCGTTCGTGATCTTGAGGTACAGAACGCCCGGCAATGCGGTGAGGCGAAGGTGCTCGCAGACGGCGCGCTGCAGCCGGGCTTCGGGGTTGTCCCTGCGGGTGCGGGTGTAGAAGGGAAGGGCGCCGTTCACGCCGCGACCTCCTGGCGCTTCCTCCGGTCAAGCGCCTCGGGAATGTCGCCCATGTCGAGAGAACCGGCGAGCGGCCGCGGGGGGACGTCGGACACCTGCTCGCCGGCCGCCGATCGAAGGAGTGTTGCACTACCTTCGTCGCTATCGTCCGGCAGGCAGTGCGCGGACGATATGGGATTGATGGACGGCGAGCCAGGCTCCAAAGTCTCGCCGTCCGCACGCGGGCTGGTGGTTACCGTCTCCGCATGGTCTGTGATCTCGCCGGTTTCGGGGTCGTGGGGCTCCGCGCCCGCGGGCGTGTGCGCGCGGGCAAGTTCCGTGCCAGTTGCCTCAAGCATCGCCAGCACCGCCCAGACGCGGGCGTCGTGAGCCTCAAGAGCGTCCTTGTCGACGCGCCGCTTCTGCCGCAGCTTCACCGCCTCTTTCCAGGCCTTAAACGTCGGCGGCTCGACGCTTTCCTTGATGTTGTCAAAGACCGCCTTCTTGTCGTCCTGCAGGGCGCGGATCTCGGCGTCGAGCGCGTCGATCTGCGCGGCGGCGGATTTCAACAGCGCGGCGTTCTCGATCATGACCGCACCTCAATCTTCGCTGCCGCCAGTGCCGCCATCGTTCCCGCCCTGAAGCAGCAGGTGGCGAACCGCTTCAAGATGCGGCGCATAAAACTCCGGGTCGCTTGCCTCCATGGCGGCAATTGCCTCTCGCATGGCGACGAATAGTTTCTGACTTTCTGCACGATTGGCCTCGACCTTCTCCGCGCACCACCGCAGGTGCGCTGCTTCGATTTCTCGCGCCTCTTCGACGGTCGGCCGACGTTCACAGAACATCATGTGGCGGACAGTGCTGGCGGGCTTGCTGTGCCAGTTCAGGCGGACGCGGATACGCCACTCACGCTCGCGCAGCTTTCCTTCGCCGCCGAGCTCGCGGAGCTTTGTGGCGTAGGCACTCATGGGTTGCCCCTACGTTGGAGCGCATTTCCAATTCGCTGGAATGGATGCGCGGTAGTGTCGAGGGCATGGAACAGAAGCTGAAAGAAAGAGCCGGGACCACGAAGGCCCCGGCCAGGCGTCGCCGCTTCAATGGGAAAAGCGGCGGGGAGAATCATGCGGTGCGCCCTTCAGCAATCCGGGACTTTCTCCAAGCCAGATTGCCAGACCTTGGGTTTTCAAGAGCGCGTTGCCATGCAGCCTTCATTGATGCCGAACGCTTGGCTCGCGTGGTCTGCTTACTTGGGCCGCAATTCTTCCAAAGCAGCGCGTCAAATGAGGGTATGGGCTCTGACAAGCCAAGCCCGCGTTTGCCCTCCACAAACTCGCGCAGCCGTCCCGCAACAATGAACCATTCGTTGTGGTGCCGGTATTCTTCAAACTCGCGGTGCAGCGCAGATTCTTCTTTTGCAGACGACGCGGGCCAGATCGCTATGATGCGGCACGGAGACGCGCTATGGCGGGTGTAGCTTTCGGCTCGAAACTCGGGATTCGAAGATCGGCCGATCTTCACCATGCCGTTCATCGCTTCGACCATATAAACGTGAAGCCTGCTCATGCGGCACTTTCCCGCTTCTTCGCGTGAAGGCTTACCAGCACATCAAAGTTCACGCCGCGAATGCCGCGATCCTTGCAGGCATCGACAAGCGCCGGCCAATAGACGACCGGAATAGATTGGCGCCGCTTCATTTCAGAAGCGGCAGATGGCTTGACGCCAAGCAGCGCAGCAACCTTGCCGCTGCCGCCCAATTCGTCAAAAATAGCGTTGATGCTTTCCATGAACACGACCACTAACACGCAGCGTGTAAGTCTGTCAACATTATTTGTGGAAGCGTCGGCTGTAACGTTTCAGCCTATGGAAACGATGCACTCCAGGCTGCGCGCGGCCCGCCTCAGCGCGGGGTTCAAGCCTGCAAAGGGCGCTGCCGAAAGGCACGGCTGGCCTGTCTCGACATACTCGGCACATGAAAACGGCCAGAACGATTACGGGCCGGAAGTCGCTGAAAACTATGCCAAAGCCTTTAGAACAAGCGCGAAATGGCTGTTGCTTGGCGGCGATTTAGTGGCTGATGAAGTCGCAGAGGTGGCGGCAGACCTGCGCGAACTCCCGGAAGCCGAGTCGCGGGCGATCTTGGCGGAACTTCGGACCATGATTAAGACGGCCAAGATGCTCGGAAAGGCTCGTTAAATCGGCCACATATATTCTTTGCTCATTCCTTACACAATTCATGTTGACATAAAGCGTGTAAGAGATTAGGTTCGGACCATCCACTCAGGAGATGCGCCGATGCCTGCAAACCCCCGCCCCTGGACCTACCGCAAGACCTACGTCGGGTCGTCCCCGTTTCTGACGATCAGCGACGCGAACGGCCAGCCGTTCGCCTATCTCACGCTTTGGCCTGAGAACGTCGAGGCAAACGCCCGGCTGATCTGCGAGGCGGTGAACGCTGCACCGGTTGAGACGGTGACGGGTTTCAATCTGACCACCGAGCCGAGCGAGGTGGCGTGATGATTAGTCGGATAATTATCGTCGGCCCGAACAATCAATTCCCGCGCCTCAGCGGTGAAGCCCACACGGCGAGGGCATGTTCGCCGAGCCCCAGGAGTGTCCAAGCAGAAACTGCAAACCCTAGCTCAGTCACACATGGCGGCCGGCTTCCTCAGTACAGGCCGGCCGCCGATCGGGGGCGGGGATGAAGCAGCTCTTTGCGCTTTTCTTGGCCTGGCCCGGCGGCAGCGAATACCTCGTCGCCACGGACCTCACGATTGAGCAATGCGCGGGAAGGGCGGCGATGGAGCGGATGGCCGACGAGAGGTGGTCCGTCCGCTGCGAGCCGCAACGGAAGGTGTTTCGGGTGGTGAGGAGGAAATGAGAACCCCCACACCCCACGTCGACCTTTACGGCTGGTGGATGGTCGCCCTCGGCGGCGGCGATCCCGAGACGACCCACGAAGTTCAATGTGGCTGGTTTAAGCGCCGACTGGTGAAGGGCGGGCCGTGGGTGCCGGCACGGATCTGGATGGATCAGCCGGTCGACGAACTGGGCGAACTCTGCGGCGACGAAACCCTGCAATGCGAGGTCGCTGGCCGCTGGGCCGATCCCGAGGACGCCTGGACCTGGCTCTGCGCCAATCCGATCAGTGAGCAAGAGTTCAAGTATCTGACCGCGCTTGCCGAGCATTGCGAGCGGCACGAGCCGGACCATCCGGCGGCCAATCCGCGCAAAGCCATCGACCATTTGTCAACGCCTCTGCATTTCTGAAAGGAACCACCATGTCGCTTGCCGAAGACCTGCGCGGCCACAACCTGCCGCCCCCTGACCTGCTCACCGGCGATGCCCTGCGCGCCAAGCTGCAGGCCGACCACGAGGCCTTGCTGAAACGCCGCGACGAATTGCTCGCGGCCGAGGCGCGGATCCCGGCGATCGATAACGAGGACGCCGCCCGCAAATGCTCGGATTTCATCAAGCAGATCACGGCCGCCGCCAAGACGGCAGACACCGCTAGGGTCGGCGCCAAGGAGCCCTACCTGGAAGGCGGGCGCGGGATTGATGGGTTTTTCCGCGCAATCAGCGATCCGCTCACCGATCTCAAGAAGAAGGTCGAGCGCAAGCTCACCGACTACCTGCGCCAGAAAGAGGCCGAAGAGCGTGAACGCCGCCAGCGCGAAGAGCGGGAAGCCCGCGAGCGGGCCGAACAGGCCCGCAGGGAAGCCGAAGCCGCCGCCCAGGCCATGCGCGACGCCGCCAGCCTCGACGAAGCGGTGCAGGCCGAGAAGGCCGCCGATGCCGCCGCCGCTGATGTGGTGAAGGCCGAAGCCGCCGCCACCGCCAAGCCCGCCGAACTGTCGCGGACCCGCGGCGAGTATGGCGCAGTCTCGAGCCTCAGAACCGAATGGGTTTTCGAAGGCGTCGACCGCGCGACGATCGACCTTGAGACGCTTCGCCCCTACCTGCCGGTCGACGGCATCGAGAAGGCGATCCGATCCTTCATCCGCGCCGGTGGCCGCGAGCTGCGCGGCACCCGGATCTACGAAACCACAAACGCAGTCGTGAGGTAAGCCATGAACGAAGTCGCCACGAAAGCCCCGAACCCGCTGGTCGCTTTGCACGACCAGATGGAACGCCGAACCGGCCAGTTCGCCGCCGCCCTGCCCGCTCACATTCCCGCCGAGAGGTTCAAGCGGGTGCTGCTGACCGCGGTCCAGAATAACCCGACGTTGGCCACCGCTGACCGGCAGACCTTCTTCAACAGCGCGATGAAGGCGGCCCAGGACGGACTTCTGCCGGACGGCCGCGAAGGCGCGATGGTGATCTACAAGACCAAGGTCAAAGAGGGCAACCGCGAGTTCTGGGTCGACGCCGTCCAATGGATGCCCATGATCGGCGGGATCCGCAAGAAGGTCCGCAACTCGGGCGAGATCGAGACATGGGACGCCCATTGCGTCTACGAGAACGACGCCTTCGAGTTCGAGCTCGGCGACAGCCCCTACATCAAGCACAAGCCCGCACTGAGCGGCGACCGCGGCAAGATCATCGCCGCCTATTCGGTGGCGACTTTGAAGAGCGGCGAGAAGTCCCGCGAGGTCATGTCGATCGACGAGATCATGGCGGTCTGGCGGAAGTCGTCGAAGCAGAAGGACAAGGAAGGGAACCCGAGCGGCCCCTGGAAGGACCACCTCGGCGAAATGTGTCGCAAGACGGTCGCGCGCCGGCACTCCAAGGTGCTGCCGATGTCGACCGATCTGGACGACCTGCTGCGCCGGGACGATGACCTGTACGACATGGAAGGCGCCAGCGACAAGGCATTGCCGCCGTCTGCGAAGCGCCCGCAGATCAGCGACTTTGCCGAACTGCCACAGAACCCGGTGATGACCGAGGATCCGAAGGCGCCGAAGCCCGAACCCGCCGCCGAGAAGGTCGACGAGGAAACCGGCGAGATCACCGAGGTCGGCGTTCCCGAGGCGATGGAGCTGGGCCGCCAGCGTCGCAAGGACAATCGGCCCAGGCGCCCGATCGACGGGCTGACCGAAGCCGAGGCCTCGGCATTTCTGCAGGGCTGGGACAGCGAAGACGATCTCATACAGCAGGCCGCGAAACGTTGAACGTGCATAAGCAAACCAGACAGGAGAACGAAATGGCTAAGAACGAAACGACTGCGACACTCCACATCGACCCGCTCAAGCAGGGCCGCGTCAAGATGCGGATCATTGGCTCCACGCCGATGTTCTTCAACGCGATGAGCGCCAAGGCGAAGCGATCGCTGCTGCTTGGCGGCGGCAAGAAGACTGCGGCCGAGAAGAAGGAGATCAAGCATGATCCCGAGGCCGAGTTCCGCGACAGCACCTATCGGTCGCAGTCAGGCCCGACGCTGCTGGTGTTCCCGGCGCCCGGCATCAAGAATGCGATGGCGACCGCCGCACTCGTCACCGACGGCGTGAAGAAAACCGACGTGCAGCGGCTGATCTTCTTGCCGCAGGAAAAGGTATCGATCTGGGGTCGGCCGTACCTGCGGATGGACGTGGTTCGCAGCGCCGACATGAACAAAACGCCAGACGTTCGGACGCGCGCTTTCCTGCCGCGCTGGTGCGCCGAGGTGGACTTCGCCTTTGTGACGCCGAGCCTGTCGGTTCACTCGATCGCCTCGCTGCTGGCGAACGCCGGGCTGGTGTCGGGGATCGGCGACTTCCGGCAGGAAAAGGGCAAAGGCAGCTATGGAACCTTCCGCATTGTCTCGGACGAGGACGACGAAGCGCTCTGGAAGGAACTAACCGAAAGCGAAGGGCGCGAGTGCCAAGAGGCGGCGATGGCCGATCCTCATGCGTTTGATTCCGAAACGCAGGAACTGTGGGCGATGCTTCGTCAGGAGCGGATGCGCAGGGCGGCGTGATGAGCTTGGTCGAGGTGAGGCACGGCCGGTCGAGATCTGGATGGGCGCGGTCAGGCATGGCGGTCGGCGTTAGGAACGGCGGGGTGTGTCCCGCAGAGTTATGGCTTGGCGGTCGGGGCACGGTTCGGCACGGCGGCGCGGGTCATGGAATGGCGGTCCTGGAGAGGCTGGTTCTGGTCAGGCGCTGCACGTCCGGTCAAGGCGGTCGAGGACGGACAGGCCCGGCAGGGACCGGCCGGATTGGTCACGGCACGGGTCAGGCGGTCGCGGTTTGGCCTCGCGCTTCGGGGCTGGGTGAGTTGAGGTGCGGCGAGGTCTGGCGGTCCTGGTCGGGCCGGGCCTGCAGCGGAGAGGCGCGACATGGCGAGTCGCGTTCAGTTCCGGCTGGGCGGTCAAGGTACGTCGTGGCTGTGTTTGGCGTGGTGGCGAATGGTCTGGCGACGCAAGGCGGTCGAGGACTGGCATCGCGTGGACTGGCAGGGTTTGGCGCGGGCTGGCGGTCATGAAGGGGAATGTTCTGGCGCGGCCCGGAGTGTCGCGGCGGTCAAGGCAAGCATGGAAACGGAACGGCTTGGATAGGACAGACAATGGCGAAGTTTGACAGAACTTACCGACAAAAGATCGTCGACGAATACCTCAACGCGACGGGCGAGAACACTTTCGTGCCCGCCGCTTTCATCGACTGGCTGCGCGATCAGCCAGACCATCGGGCTTATCCGATCTTCTTCTCCAAATCCGACGAGGACGCGGCTGCAGAATACCGGATCAACCTGGCCCGGCAGTTCGTCAGCGGCTTGCGGGTGAAGATCCGCATGACCGCGACGACGATCGACGAGGGCGGGCGCGAGGTGAAGGTGACGGAGAGCGCGGTGACCGCGGTGCGGGTGCCGGCCTTCTATTCACCACTGAGCGAGCGAAAGGGCGGCGGCGGTTATCACGCCTTCGACTCCGAGGATCCTGCGGCGTTGCGCGAGCTGCGCCGGCAGGCGGCGACCGATCTTCGCCGGTTCATCCACCGGCACGAGGGCATCGCCAAGTTGAGCGGGATCTCGCTCGAAGCAATCAAGGTCATTGCTGCAGCGTTTGACGCACTCGACGTCAGCGAGGCGGCGTGATGGTCACGGCGGTCATGCCCCGGATGGGTAAGGTGCGGAACGGCGTATCTCGGAATGAACTGGAAGCGGCAAAGGAGGCCACCATGGCGAAAGAGGCAACGTCGAAGCGGGTCGCGCGCATCGCGGCGAAGGTGCTCAAGCAGAAGGATCTGTTCGGGCCGGACATCCTGGCGCTGGCGGCGAGCTGCCTGACCCAGCGCGAGCCGAAGAAGAAGCCAGCCAAGAAGTAGTGCAGTGCAGTAACCCCAACAGGAGAATGAACCGATGAAGTATCTACTTGCAGCAATCGCGATCGCGGCCATTACGACCCAGTCGCCGGCCTTCGACAAGCCCGCCTATGAAGCCGCGAAGCAGCAATGGAAGTCGGACAAGGCCGACTGGAAGGTCGCCGAGGAAGCCTGGAAGGCGGACGGCAAGCCGGACCCGAAGCCTGCGAAGCCCGCGAAGCCGGACCGCTCGCTCTACTAACCCAGCGCGGCGGCGATCGGGTCACGGAATCCGGTCGCCGCGCACGATCAACACTGAGGGCAAGACGATGACCGAGGAAGAAGCAAAGACGAAGTGGTGCCCGCATGTGCGGTACTCTTGGAGACAAGACCCGTCATCAAACAGATGGTCGCAATCAGCGACAGAAGGCGATCCCTCCACGACTGCATTCAATCCCGTTGCCTGCCGCTGCATCGGCTCTGAGTGCATGGCGTGGCGGTGGATTGAGGTCATGTTTCGAGACGCCATTGATAGCAGCAAGGCGCCAGAAGGCTACTGCGGACTGGCAGGCAAGCCATGACCGACCTCTGCTTCACCAGCGACGCGGACTCTCTGATCTACGCGGCGATCCTTTTCGTGGTCGGCTGCTGCGGCGTGTACCTGCTCTGGCTGGCGAAGCAGCCTCTGCCATCGGTGCCGCCCGAGCGGACCGAGCTCGACTCCGACGACCCGCGCATCACGAGAATTTACCAAGGCAACAGAAAGACGGAGATCTAACCATGTCGACAATTTTGGAAGCAATGAAGACCATCACCGCCGTCGAGGGCAGGATCCGCGACGGGATCGCAGCCACGGCGCAGGAGCGCGACACGATCCTGGGCGCGATGGACGCCGAGGCCACGAAGCTGACGCAGGACGTCCTCGAACTGCTCAAGGCCTACCAGATGAGGCTCGGCGAGCTGCGGGCAGACCTGCAGAAATCTTACGACGCCCAGATCCGGGCTGCGGAAGAGGCGATCGGAGCCACCCCCGCGCCGGCGCCGAAGATCGCACTGGCGGCTGAGTAGCCATGAAGCTGAACAAGGAAGGCGTGGAGAAGGCTGCGGACGTAAGAAGTAGGCGTTTATTTGGTGCCCCGCTGCAAGACCTTTCCGAAGACGCACAACAAGTGATCACCGGCCTAGTCTCAGACGAACTCACAGCATACTTCGATCATCTCCGGCAGGCGGGATTGATGAGGGTTTCCGATGTCAAAGGACGAAACTCGGATGAGGTCGTGGCCCGCCGCATCATCATCCGCGCGGACGAGGAGTAGAGCGCATGACCGAGAAGCCGATCTTGTTTTCCGGCCCGATGGTGAAGGCCATCCTCGACGGCCGCAAGACCATGACGCGGCGGGTGTTGAAGCCGCAGCCGATCTGGAGCGATGGCGGCTCGATCAATGACGGCGGCGGACAGATGGACTACATCGAACCGCATTGGGCGCGAGAGCCAAAGCTTGCCTACGCCCCCGGCGACCTGCTGTGGGTGCGCGAGACGTGGGCAGAGGCTTGTGAACTGGATGAGAACGACAAGCCCGCAACGGACATGAGGACATACTATCGCGCCGATGGAGAGCCGTTTTCCCGCTATCTCGATCCTGACACCGATGAATGGCGCGAAGGGATCAAATGGCGGCCCTCCATTTTCATGCCCCGGTGGGCTTCCCGCATCAGCCTGCGCGTGACCGCCGTGAAGGTCGAGAGGTTGCAGGACATCAGCGAGGACGACGCAAAGGCGGAAGGCATCTTTCAAACGAAAGCGGGGTCGTGGAGCGCGGTAGAAGATTACTCACCGCTTGCCGGAACATCGCCAGTCGGCGGCTTCTATTGCCTGTGGACCGCCATCAACGGCGAGGGCGCCTGGGACGCTAACCCCTGGGTGATGGCCGTGTCGTTTGAAAGGGTGAAACCGTAACCATGCGCCGCGCAGCCGTGCCAAAGGTAAGCCTGCCGCCGGACGGCGAGCGCCGCGAAAGGGTGCTGGAAAGAAATGAAGTCGCCCGCCTGCTATGGGCGGCGCGGAAGCTGAAACTGCCGCACGTCGCGCGGTTCATCCTGATCGGGATTTATACAGGGACACGTCACAATGCGATGCTTAGCCTTAGATGGACGTCAAATCTCAGTGGGGGAAGCGTTGAGCTTGAGAGAGGCATTATCTTCCGCCGTGGAAGCGCTGAACGAGAAACAAGCAAGCGGCGTCCTCCTGTCAGGATACATGAACGGTTGGTGGCTCACCTACATAGATGGCAGCGGGAAGACAGTGCAGCAGGACTTTCCAGCGTCATCCACTACCAAGGCCAGCGCATCGGCAAAATGAAACGCGCCTGGGCCAGCGTCGTCAAGGAGGCCGGGCTGGGCCGGGACGTGACGCCGCATGTCTTGCGCCATAGCTGCGCGAGTCATGCCTTGTGGGGGCGCCCGGCAAAAGGTGCGCGACCGGAGACTAGGCCGATGACTATTTGGGACGTTGCGGGCGTCGTGGGCGCGGATGCTTCCACAATTGAACGAATTTACGGGCATCATCAGCGCATAGATGAGGGAGACAGGAGAACCGCATGAAACCCGTTCCACATTGCCCCGGATACTTTGCGAGCGAGGACGGCCATATTTTTCGCAATGGCTCCCAGCGAAAGCCGCGCACGAACGGGCGCGGGTATCTCAGGATAAAGGTGTCAGTGAACAATGCGCAATGGGATGAGTACGTTCATCGCATGGTCTGTGCGGCCTATCATGGCCCATGCCCTGACGGCTTTGAGTGCCGCCACCTGGACGGCAATCGCCAGCACAACTCGCCCAGCAATCTGGAGTGGGCCGACAAAGCCACCAACGAACGGGACAAGATAATTCACGGAACCATTTTGAGCGGCGAACGCAATGGGCAGGCCGAACTAACTGACGCGATTGTGATAGAGGCCAGACGCCGCGCGGCAGCTGGTGAACGCATAGATCATATCGCCGCTTCATTTGGGGTTAACCGCCTCACGCTTGGACAGGCAATAGCAGGGAAGCGTTGGAAACATTTGCCCGGAGGGCTTGGGTCGTTTTCCACGAGGCGAAAGTTCAAGCCAGATGGCATTGTCAGGATCAGAAGGGAGTATGCGAGCGGTCGGCTTCAAAGGGACATCGCCGCCGAGTATGGCGTCAACCAAACCGCCATTGGCGCAATTGTCAGGCGAGAGGCCTATCCTCATATCTCTGATGCGGCGGAGAACACCCACAGAAAGATCGACGCGCCGGAAAGGAAGAAGGCATGAACGGATGGCAACCGATTGAGACGGCACCGAGGGATGGGACACCCATCTTGCTCGGGCGCTTTGTCAAGAAATGCAAATATGGCCGCGCCAACATTCAGCGCGTCGATTGGTGGCGTCGTCCAGAGGACAAGCAGACTTATGTAGGATTTGGGCAGTTCAGCAGTTACTGGCCGCCAACCCACTGGATGCATTTGCCGCCGCCGCCAGAGGCAGCCCCATGACCCTCATTCTGGGGCCAATCTGGGGCGGGAAGGTAGAAAGATGGTCGGAGCGGCGGGATTCGAACCCGCGACCCCTACCCCCCCCAGACAGTGGATCAGGGGCTTGGCTCCCCGCACTATCGCTTACCGGCCTGAAACACTCATAGGAGAATCCCGCACATGACCCCTACACCCACAACAAGACTGGACAAGCTATTTGCGAGCTACACCTTTGAGGGTGATGTTAGATTGGAGGTTCGGGTGCGCGGGGATTGCTTGATCCCCGCCCTTCAATCTGTTGTCAGTACCGAAGATGTACTGGAAATGCTCGAAATGCTCATTGCATTGAAGCGCAAGGAATTGGCGAAGTCCGCAAACACCCTCCAATCAGAGGGGCGACCTCAGGGGATGGGAGTAGGTCCGTTGTTCCCAAAGGCCGAATTTCTGGCGGCGGAGGCCGATAAGATCATAGATGACGCCCCGCCCCTACCCTTGAAACCGTAACGGACTTTTGAAGGAGGCCCGCACTATGAGACTGCATGAGCATGAGAAGATTGTGGAGGCGATGGCGAGGGCTTTACATAAGGCTTCATGGCAAGACGCCAGCGAAGAAATGTGGGCTAGATACCCGTCAGAACATCTAATGTATCTTGAAAGCGCCACCGCCGCCCTTGACGCCCTGCTGGATGCTGCTGTGCGGCTGAAAGTCAGCAGAGACACCACAGCTTACGCCTTTGCTGGCGATGAAGCATGGGGGGCAGGTCCGCCAGAGTTGGTTGTCGAAGATTGCTTCCCCGCCCTCATCCTTCGCCTGGAGGCCCGCGATGACGAATGACGAGCCAATTCAAACTGTCCCGCCGATAGTTGATAACGTCGATTATGTCGCGGCGCATCTTGATGTCATGGGCATGGAAGGTGCTGCCCGTTTGATCCGCCGCCTGCGGGATGAACGGGATCAGGCGAGAGCAGCACTGGCCCGGTTCGCAGACGCCAGCAGAAGTTATGCGGGTGGCGACTTTTCTGGCGATGACTACTGCGACGAAATGCAGACAATCAAGGTCGGCCACCTCCGCACCGCCGCCCGCGTCCATGCTGAGACAGGAGAGAAGGGATGAACACCCGCCTGATCGGAGCCGTCGCCCTTATAGCCATTGCCTTTGGTGGTGGCATGACTGCCCGCCCCTATCTGGCCGCCCCATTCAAGGAACACTCCCAAGCCGTCAGCGTCCGCGTAAGCCAGCAAGAGGGCCTGACCGCCCCCGTCGACTTGGTGATGTTCGGGGATAGCCTGACCGATCAGGGCCGCTGGGACGAGCTGCTAGGCCTCAAGGTGGCGAACCGCGGCGTGGGCGGCGACACGGTCAAGATGGCTGCGCAGCGGGTTCACACCCTGCCACCTGGCCCGGTTTACATCATGCTCGGCATCAATGACCTGAACTGGCTCCAGCGACCCCACGATCGTGTCCTGGCGGATTACGACGCGCTGCTCGCCAGCCTCAAGGGCCGCAAGATCGTGGTGCAATCGGTGCTCGGGCCGGAAGGTCTTGGGCTCCCGGAATTCAATGCCTCACTCAAGGCCCTGGCCGAGCGGCACGGCGCTGACTTTCTCGATCTCACTCCGCAGCTGGGATACCCGCTGAAACCCACCTATGACGGCATTCATCTGACCGGCGATGGATACCGCCTGTGGGCGAAGCAAATCTCAGGCAGCCTCCTTTAAGATTTTTCCCATCACTGGATAGTCCTCTTCGAGCAAGACGCGAGAGGCCAAGATGGTATCGCCGCGCAGCGATATGTAATTGTTGATGTTCGAGAAGTACGCGGTGCCACTGCTATTGATGTTGTCGAGCGCTACCTGGCCAGGGCCGATCGAGGATATGTCGTCGACAGCGGCGTCATGAAGTCCGGTTTGGTCGATCAGGCGTTGCGTGCCGACAACAGAGACATTGCCCACAATGCGCTCGGGGATCCACATCCAGCATTTTACGTTGACCCCGGACGGATAGGGATTCCGGCGGACAGTTGGGAAGCCATCCAAAAACAGGCGACCGCCCGAGTGGGTGTAATTGAATGTGCCCGACGTCTGCTCGATGACAAGCATGCCAGACTGATTGAATGGAATTTCCTCACTGACCGGAAGATCGTTGCCAGTCGGTTCGCCTGTCGTTTCATCAATCTCAGGCTCAAATCCATTCTTGTAAACAATGCCGTTGCCAACAAAGACAAGTGCTCCGACGCCCTGCACTTCGAAGCCCGGCGCATTCGCCCCACTGGCAACGGGTGTGACGTTGTGCATCACGATTATGTCGTCGCTGTCGAACAGGTCTTCTCGATCGGCCGCCGCTGAGACCGCGTCCTTGGCGTCGATATAGTCCTGCTCGGTGGGGAGGTATGGCGCCCGCCACCACTCGGGCCGGATGTTTACGCCATTGACCCTTGCAATTCCGGCGGTCACAACAGTGTCAGAGGGGCCGGTGACAATGTTCAGCAATTCATTGTCGGTGAACACCGACGGAGTATCAAGCCACAGATGCCCGGTCGTGCCATTGTCCGTGATTAACTTGATAACTCCCTTCCTTCCGGACGTCGCTCCCTTGACCGTTGTCCCTAGTGTGAACGCTGCCGTCTGCTCATCAAAGAAGAGCTGAGTATTCTCCCACCGATATTCAGGATACTCAGGTGTTGGCGCCGCATTGGCAAGACGACGCACCACGCAATAGCTGTCGATCGCATTCTCGTTGCGCATGGCCCACACATGGGACATGAGCACCGGGAACTTGACCCAATAGGGATCGTCGGCGGTCTTGAACTCCGTCGGGTTCGCGGTTGCCGACATTTTCGCCGGTAGCGTTTCGATCTCGTACCAGATCACGAACAACCGCCTGTACATCGTCTTGTACCAGCCATCGGCCATGGCATCGATGCACGCTGCCACATTCTCAAGCGACCAGATGTGGAACTTGTTCTGCGGGTTCTCGAAGATCGCGAAGAGGTCATCGACGGCCGGATCGTTGTTGAACACGTCGGCGAGAATGCGCGAGCGCGCGGTGGCGTAGGCATCTGCCGCTCCCGTCCGGCACTTGAGCAGGAGCGCATAGGTGCCGATGATATTGTACCCCCAATTCGCTGACCATTGGCCGTCGGCGGTTCGCGCTCCCGATGCGCGATAGCTGTCGTAACGGCTTACATAGTTCGAGCGCATCTGGCCATTCTTCATCGGCTGGCAAGTCGTGGCGACCGCGTCATCCCAATAATCGCGGATCGACATGAAGTCGTAGCGGTTGGAGTGAGCGGCGACGAGAGCTTCATAGCTGCCATAACCAGCGCTGCCGAATTGAAGCGTGACCGAAACATAGAGGCCAGAATAGTCGCCCGCGATTGGCGGCTTTCGGTGTTGCGAGTAGGCGAGTATGCCAAGTTGCGCGATGGGATTTGCGGTTTGCGGGGGCAGCGTGTGAATGGCGTTCGTGCCAGTCCACACCTTGTCGACGACGTCCTTGCTGAAGCTGTAGACAGTATTTGAGTCCCAAACGTTCGTGTCGTCTGGATCAAAGGTCGTCCGAAACCATGTGCCGGCCGCCTCCGATGTGAAGCCGTCATAGAGAAGCCGTGCCGCAATCAACTCGACGAGCGTGTCGTATTCGGCCGGAGAAAGGCTGCCGCTCAAGTTAAGCGTCGGGGTCGCAGGGTTCCCGCCTTTTGCAAAGAGGTATTGCGGGTTCGCGTCGAAAAAGCTCTTGGTCGGTTCGCTTGTCCAGAAACTTGCCCACCGATGGCCGGCGGGCGCAGGGAAGCCGGAGTCCGCGGTGTTGGCGCACCCGTTCAACCATTGCCATTTGCGCAGCTGCTCATCGAAAACATTGAACTCGGAACTGTAGCCGCCGCTCCAATTCGACGCGTAGTTTCTGGAAACCTTCACACCGGCCGCCATCCACCAGGACTGCTTTGCGCCCGAGATATTGAAGTCAAGGGTGCTCGGGCGTCTGATGTAGTTGCCGACCGGCCCATAGTGCCGATAGCCGAGGGCATCCAGCATCGTCACCAGGCCGTGCTGCAGCGCGCGGAAGCTGCCAGCATTGACGGTGAAGGTGTCGACGCCGTTGCCGGAATAGGAGAACTCCGTATCGTTGTGACCAGCCGCCGTCTCGCTTGTTGTCAGTTGCGCGGATCCATCCACCGCCCGCAATTCATCGAGATAGTCTGATGGAAGTGTGCCCACGGTTCAGTAGACTCCTTGATAGTCGTGGAACGCGATCTTGTGCAGGCCGGCGACGTTGATCACCGAGCTGCCCGTCGCGTCCGCCAGATATACCCCGAAAAGCCCGTTCAAGTCGTCGGTGCCATCGTCATAGAGATCGGCATCAAACTGCAAATACCAGAAGCCGTCTTCGAGCGGGATTGCGATGTTGTTCGTGATCCGCGGGCTGACCGACGAGAACGCTCCGGTGTCGAGGTTGAACGACATGTTCGGGTTGATGGTGAGGTTTTGTGAAACAAATCTGATCCAGGCATTCGGCGACGCCCACTGCAGCTTTTTGACGAAGAAGCGGAAGCGCGGCGCCGCGCTCAATATATCAAGGCTCCGGTAGATTCTGCAGATCGTGCTGACACCGCCAGGATTAGCCTCAAGCGTGAGGCCATTGGAGTTGCCGAGCGGATCGACTTGCGCTGTCCCGACGGTGATATTGCTGCTGACGACCAAGCCGCCCGACAGCGCGCCGTCATGAGCGCCGCGCCACCTGACCGTTTCCGTCGCGGGCGTGGTGAAGTCATAGGTAATCTTGTTGCTGCGGTTGCCGTTCGCGTCGACCTGAATGATGTGAACCCGGTACGCGATCCCGCCTGTGAGGCCGGTGATGTTCGGGACCGAGACTCGCCCGGTCGCCGTGACCGTCTTGCTGACGAAGAAGGTCGCCCCGGTGCCCGCCACCACGTCGTCGTCCGAAGGCGAGGACGCGGCGGGATAGACCGCGACCTTGGAGGCGCCGGTCTGATCGTCGGTCAGCCACGAAGCGATGCCGGTGGTCTGCCCCTTAAACGTCGCAACCAGGCCCGACAGGATCGGCACGGCATCCGGTGTCGTGAAGGCGTAGGTCACAACCGGCGCATAGTCGCCAGGCGTCGCGCTGCGCTTAACGGTCGACATTGCGATGTAACTGACCTCTTGCGTCAGACCGTTGATCGGCGGCGTACCATCGGTCAGCGTGGTCATTTCGAGCGACGTGCGGTGTAGCGTCGGCCCGGTGCCATTGACGGCCCAGTCTTCGAGCGTTTCCGGTGCCGGCGTCGCTGTGCCAGTCGGGACGACCACGAGGCTGAAGAAGCCGGGTGTGGCAGGCGGCCAGGTGATGGTCCAGCCCGCCCGTTTGCCGTCTGCGTGAGGGTTGACGACGAAGTTTGACAGCTCGGCGCCGGCCAGCGGCGTCAGCGCGCCAGTTGCAGACACCACCGCATCGGCAAGCACTGCGCCAAGGGCTCCAGTCTGCGGCAGTGGATCCAGCAGCCCGGCACCAGCCACCACCGCATCGTCTAAACCCAGCGACAGATCACCAACAATCGGCGGCGGCGGGGTCGGTCCTTCCAGGACGAGCGTGTATTGCGCGAGAGGCATCGTCAGGTGCCGTAGTGCGCTTTGCGGGCGTCGAGCCAGGTTTTCAACTCAGACAGGTGCGAGGTGATCCTGTCGCCTTTCCACATGACGATTTCAAACACGGTGACGAAGTCGGTGGCATTCGCGGTCAGATCGCCAATGGTGCCGGAGTTGTTTCCGAGCCGCAGCCAGCCGCGGCTCGTGTCGACGGGCGAGCCGCCGCCTCCGTACATGGGCGCCACAGCGTTTCCGTTGATAGAACTTGCAGTGAGCGCGGCGGTGGTCACCGATACCGCGTCGATCGTGCCGCGACTATTGCGGTCGCTCTGGTTCGTCGATGCGATGAAGGCCGAAACTGTATTGTTCGGAATGCCGGAAATCTGTGCGCCAGTGACTGCGGGAGTATTGGAACGCGCAGAGATCACGCTGGAGGACCGTACAAGATGAAAGGGTCTGGCATTCGACGAGACGGTCGCCTGCTTGCCGATCGTCATCGCATTAAGCGTGACGTTGTTTGCAAAGGTTGGATAGAAGAGGATGCCAATGGTTCCCTGCCATCCAATCGGAACAAAGCATTTCCAATTGTGGGAATTGTCGAGCTTGAGTCCGCGGCGGGAATTCGACCCAGCCGTAGCGAACAGCGGCGTTCCATCCGTCTTGACCAAGGCGTTCCGCAAGCCGTAGCCCGCATGATCGAGAAAACGGGTGTCGCCGGAATCGTAGGCGGCACCGTCCGTGTCGTCGAGGCGCCACTCAGAGCAATAGCCGGGGATTGCCGCTGCTTCTGCTGTCATTACGTCACCACGATTTCTTGAGGGGTTGCCCACTCGTAGTGGGTGAAGGCGCCGTCGTAGACAGACGCCGCGCTGTAGCCGGCCCTTCTGATCTGCGACCCAGACCTGTTTGACGCACCGCTGACGAGGCTCGCTGAAGTCGCCTGCATCGCAATCCGAAGCACCTGCGAGCCAGCGCCTGAAGGCGTCGACGCAAGGGTCAACGTCACGCCATCTGATCCGAGCGCCACGGCGTTCGTGACCTGCACAGGCGAGCCATTGTCGATGTACTCAAAGCCTGTCGCATGAGCCAACGAGGTGTTGAGATTGGTGCCGAAGGTGGCGGCCCCGTCGATCGTGATGTTCTTGTTAAAGGTCACCGCGATCGACGCACCGGTGCGAACGGCGGTCAGCATTTTGAGCGGCGGTGCCGTGTCGCCGTCCTCGAACCACCGCTTGATGCGTAGCCCATAAGCCTCGCCGCGCTGAACGAATCCGAGCGGGGTCTGATGAATGCGGTCGGACTCGCTGTCGTAGGGGTAGCTCGGCCCGATCGACATGGCGTTGGGCACGTCCTCTGACAAACGAAGGATTGCCTTCTGGATGCCAACGGCATTGGCAATGACGGGCTGCATTTGCATATGATGGGCGAACAGGATGGGTGGAACATAGCTCGGCCGACCGACAGCCTGGGCCGCGTAAAGCTGGAGCGCCGTGCAATAGTCCATTCCGTTGGCGTAGTATTGCGCTTCGCTGGTCGCGTCGGAGACGGCTTTCTCGCCGTGGTGATAGACGAACACATAGTCGAGCTCGTGGCCATCAGCTGCAGCGAATGCCGCGAACCGCTCGATGATTGCAAGCGTCGTGGCCATCGGACCACCACCTGCGAGGACTTCGAGGTTTCGGGAGCCGATAGCGACGGACGCCATGTAGCCCTTCACATGGGTCGACGGCAGGCCGATGAGATCCAGGCCACCGCCCGGCCCCTGGATCGTGCCCTCTTCGGCGTAGGTTGCAGCCGTTGCGGCGTCAGACCAATGCAGCGTGTTTTCCTCGTTGCTGCCGCCGCTCGCTGGGTCAAACAACCAGTGCGGGCTTGCGCAACCGCCAACAGGCATATTCATGGGACCGCTGCTCGTGCCGGTTAGGCGCGAGGAACCCCTAGGCCGATTGTTCGACTGCCCGACAAGGATGATCGCCAGCGCCCTCGGCGTCGGCGGTGTCGTCCGCATGAAGCCGCCGATTGAGAACGGAAACGTCATTGCATTGCCACCACGTTGAGAAGGGAGCCAGTGTCGCCGACATGAATGAAGCACTTGAATTCATGTCCGTTGGTCGTCGTGAAGGAGTCGCCGCTGACCTTGGTAAAGCCCGAGGTCGTGATCGCACCGGCCGAAGCGCCGTTCGTGATCTCGACCGTGAGAGACGTGGCGCGGCCCGCGGTCACCGTCGGCGGCGCCAGGGTGTGCGCACCATTGTTCGTATACTTGTGCTCGTTGCCGTTGGCGAAGGCTGGCGTCACCGTGCCGGACGACACGACGCCGGCCGTGCCATAAGTGTTGTACTGCGTTGACGAGAAGCCTGCGGTCAGGTTCGCGGAAACGTCCGACTTGAGCGTGTCGGCATCGTAGGCCTGCACGTCGGTTCCGATCACGAGGCCCAGGGTCGTCCGCCCGGCCGCCGCATCTGCGTCGTCGACCAAGCTGCGGCCGAACGACGTGAACGTGGCGAGGGCCGCAGTCCCAGAGCCGGTGAAGTATGGCAAGCGGTCGGCAGCACTGGTGAGGCCCGCGATTGCGGCGAGTTCCGCGTCATAGGCCTGCACGTTGGTTCCGATGACCAGCCCCAGCGTGGTCCGCTGCGCTGCGGCGTCGGCATCATCCAGAAGTGCCCGGCCGGCGGCGGTGAAGGTCGCCAGGGCGGCCGTGCCGGCTCCGGTGAAGTACGGCAGGCGATCCGCGGCGGACGTCAGCCCGGCAATAGCTGCCAGCTCTGCGTCGTATGCCTGGACGTCCGTACCGATGACAAGTCCGAGCGTGGTGCGGGCAGCCGATGCGCTCGCGTCGTCGATCAGGGTTCGCCCGTAGGCCGACAGCGTGGTCAGCGCCGCCGAACCCGCGCCGGTGAAGTATGGGAGCTGATCTGCCGCCGACACCAGGCCGGACAGCGCGGAGAGTTCGGCGTCCTGTGCCTGCACGTTGGTGCCAATAACCAGGCCGAGGGTCGTCCGCATGGCCGAGGCGTCGGCGTCGTCCATGACCGTGAGCGCGAAGGCCGAGGCGGCGCTGGCGTCAAGCTTGGCGTTGAGCGCCGAGGAAAGGTCGGTCTGCGAGGCAATGCTGCCGGTGATCGTGCCCCATGCCGCGCTGCCGCCACCGCCGCCGCCACCGCCGACGACGAAGTAGCCGAGAGACGCCCAGGCCGTGACGCCGTCGCCGATCTTGAACTTGCCCGAGTCGGTCTCGTAACCATGCTCACCCGATGCGAGAATCGGGTTGGCCGAGGTCCAGTTCGCGGTTGTGTCGCGGCGAACTTGTAGACGGATGAATGACATTACGAGGATCCTCCGAGAGTAAGCCCAGGGTTGCCGTTGCCGAGATCCCAAAGCGGGATGCTGGTGAAATCAGTTGCCGCGGAGCCGGCATCAAATGACGTGATGCCGTCGCTGGTGCCGCCGACGATGATCGGCAGGACCACGGCCGCGTTGACCGTGCGGGTCCGGTTGCCGTCCATTTTCAAGTATGTCTCGCGGTCGCCGGGCGAGCCGATCAGCAGGGTGCCCTCGGCCGTCCAGATGTCGTCGGTCAGGTCGCGGAACAGGTGGAGGCGGTAGACGCCCGCGCGCACACCCGCGTGCTGCACCTCCGTCGCCGTAAGCCTCAGAATGCCGGTCGCCGCATTGGTCGTCTCGATCAGCCCCTCGTCGGCCGCCGCGCCGACGCTGCGGAAAGTGAAGACCAGGACCCCGTTGTTGTAGACCTCGGCGACATACTCGGCACCCGACAGGTTGATCGCCGCGCCAGCCGCGTCGACAAAGGTGATCGGCACCGACCACAGCGTGTCAGTGTAAAGGCCATGATTTAGAGGCATTGTGCTACTTTCTGAAAGTGGCGGTCAGAAACATTCCGGCGAAGATCGTCGCCATGAGACCGGCCTCGGCAACCGGAAGAGCGGCCACAGTCCCGTCGAGGTTCCAGATCGAGTCGACGACGATGGACAGGAAGTAGACGACGGCCGTCATTTCGGCCAGGAACCGCGGAACCCACGCGACCGGGTGCCCGAGCTGCAGCTTGACGATCTGCGCCTGCTCCTGCCGGGTGGCGAGCTCGGCCTTGATCTCCGAGATCGTGACCTCGGTCTTCAGCTTCTCGCGGTCGTTCTCGATCGCCGCCCGCTTTTCGAGGTGGCCCAGGACGGAGGTCAGGACGCCCCCGCCCAGCCAGTTCAGGATCATGGCGAGCATCACTGATCTCCGTATGGCCAAGGCGGTAGATCGACTGTCTGCCCGGCAAGCGCGTGGGTGCTGTCGCTCAGGAACTCGATGCGGCCGTCGCGGACGAAGCAATGGCAGATCGGGGCAGTCGAGTGCGCCTTGCCCGCATTGGTGAGCAGCGATGGCGAGAGCGTCGGCTTCTCGACATCGCCGTTCCATGTCCAACCCAGCGGATCGGTGGTAACACCGTGGACCGCATCGCAGCCGGGACACCACAAGTGAAGGCCGCGCTTCCCGCCGCCGGTCCATTGCTTAACCTTTGCCATGGCGTCACCACCAGCCCTGAATGATCGTCTGCGCCTTCTTGCGGAACCACATCACGCCCAGGACCATGACGGGGATCGAGACGCTCAGGACTTCGGTCAGCGCGACCTGCAGCTCGGCCGGCGCGAGCGGAACGCCCCAGGTCTTGACCGCATAGGCGGCGAGGATGGCGATGCACATTTGCGTGGTGCGGGATTTCAGAAAGCCCTCGACGTTTTGCTGATCCATGTCACTTGCCTCCGAAGAACACAGCCGCGATGCCGGCTAGAAGGGCGCCGACGATCCAGAACATGACCTCGCCGATCGAGCGCTTGGCGCTGATGGGCTCCGGTGGCGGGCTGGGCAGCGGCGGAACGGTCGGCGCGACATCGGGCTGCGACGGGTTGATCGAAGCCATAGACAGCGCCTTGGAGCGCACGCCGTCGACGCGGCGGGTCCAGCCTTTGCCGAACGTGTCCCAGGTGCTGAGGTCTTCCAGGAACTTCATGCGGCGGTCGCAGAGCTTGGCAATGACGCCCTCCGCGGGCTTGGCCGCCGCTGTGGCAATTGTCACATTGCCCATGAGGCCGTCGACGGCAACGCCGAGCACTTCCTGCAGATGCTCGATTGCCCGACGCGGCCCTGAATTGACCGCATAGTCGAACACCGCATAGTCGAGGCCAGATGGCAGGTTGTCGGCGCGAACCGCCATCCAGTATTGCTGATAGTAGATTGCCTCGATCTCGGCGTCGCTGATGCGCGCCACCGACTGTTGATCCTTGCCGGCATTCCGGCGGTAAGCGTCATAGACGCGCTGCGTGACGCCGCGCATGGTGGCGCCGCCGGGATCCCGCGGGTGATTGGAAAAGCCGCCCTCGTGGACAAGGACGGCCGCCAGCGATGATTTGAAGTTGGCCTTCATCACATACCTCTCGGCTCAAAGATGCAGTAGTAGCCGCGGCGCGGGTCCGACGAGACGGTGTCGCCCATCAGGCAAATGTGCCACAGGTTGTCTTCGCTCGGCTGCAGGCGGGCGTAGTCAATGAACTCGTCGAAGCCCGTCCGGCGGTTGTAGTTGATCGCCTGCGCCTGCTCTGGCGTGAGCGTCACGCGAATGCCGCGCGGGTCCGAGAAGTCGATGAACCGGACATCGAGCGGCGCGCAGTCTGAGCCGCCGCAGCATGACGTCATCTTCCCGAAGATCGGGTCGCGCTTCTGGCTGTACCAGCTATGAGCCCAGACAACCGGCGCCAGAAACACGAAAGCCGCCACGAGGGCGGCCACGGCGAGCAGATGGCGCATGGGACTAGACCGGCGGTGCGGACGAGAAGAGGCCGGCGATCCATGCCCAGATTGCGGCGCCGAGAGCGACCAGGGCGGCCATGCCCTTCTTCCAGTCCATGCCGGTCGGGGTCATTGCGCTGTACATGAAGATCGCCGCGAGGGCGACAAGCACGCCGATAAGAATGTAGCTCATTGGACTTCCTTTCCGATGGTGGTTGTTCTGTCCGTTTTGCCCGCGTCCGAACGCCGGTCGAGCAAGGTCTCGATCCGCTGTGTCAGCCGGTCGAGGTTCTTCAACTGTTCGCGGATCTGGACGATGTCCTCGCGCAGCGTGACTTGAGTTTCGAGCGTCTTCTCGATGACCGTAACGCGGGCATTGGTGGCGCTCGCGTACCAGATGCCGCTTCCGACAGAGCACAAGATCGTTATGATCAACGCGAGCGGGATTTCTCGCCCTACGTGCCAGCGTTCGGCCATTTCCTTCTCCCATCAAGCATGAATTTCCGGCGCTTCGTCGAGAAGCGTGACGCGGGCTTCCAGGTTCGGCAGCCGCTCGATGTTGAACACCTTGCAGCGACGCGCCGTTGATACAAATGACCCGATGGCGACGGTCTTGCCCGCGACGACAGTCTCGGGATCCGTGACGGCAAACGGCGTTGTGAATAGGATCGTCTGGCTGTCGACCACGGACGCGATCTGCTTGGTCAGCGTCAAGCCGGTGTCGAGCTGGATCGTCACCCCTGCCCCGGTCGTCGGCGTCGTCACGGCGGCATCGAGGCGCAGGCCGGTGACATTGCCGGCGGACTTCAAGACTTCGACGATCACCGCCGACGCGATCGTGCTGTCGAGTTCGTCGACTGCCAGCGCTACCAGCGTGCCGCGCCCGCTGACCAGGTGCGCCCAATCCATTTCAAAAGAATAGGTGTTCTTGCGATAGATCATCTGGCGCAGGTCGAAGGTTGCCCGCGCCTGCACCTTGGTCCGGTTCGTGAACAGATTGTAGCGGATCGCCTGGAACAGCGTGGCGTTGCCGCTGTTGTAGCCGGGCGCATAGACAATCGTTTCCGTCGCCCGGAAGTCGTCGGCTTCGTCAAGGAACTCGGCGCGGATCGCGTGCGGAATCTTTGTGAAGGACCGCTCGACCGAAAGGTTACGGATGATCCGGGAACTCAGGAGCTGCGTCGTCGCTTCGGAGGTCGTGTCACGTTCCAGAAGGATCGACCACTTTTCCTCTTGCCTAGGAACGCCGCGGCAGGTGGCGGCCAGTTCCTGCAAAGCCTGCTCGACCGAGTAGCCCTGGATGATGCCGTTCGCCTCGTAGCCATTCGCCTCGCAGTCTAGATATGCGTCGCCCAGCGCGCGGTCGTCGACGAGACTCGCCGACAATGGCTGCGCGTTTAGCGAGCCGATCAGAACCTCCCGATAGAGCGCGGCGGGGTTGTTGGTGGGATTGTAGGACGTGACCCAGGTCGTGCCGCTAAACGTGCGCGCCCGGCTGGTGAAACTGCCGCTGATGCTTTCGATCTTGGTCTTGCGCGCCTTGACCGCGATCAGGCAAAGGTCGGTGCGGACGCCAATCGGGTGATCGTTCTTGATGCAGGTGAAGGCCTCGACCTGAGCGGCGCCGACGAGTTTCTTCTGATTGACCGTGACCTTGTAGGTCGAAGAATCGAGGAAGTAATCGAAGAAGCGCGCCTTGGTCGGGCTGCCGTTGTATTCGTAGGTCGAGGCCGAAAACGACGAGAGATCGTAGCCAGTGCCGCGGCGGATCCTGATGTCGTACTTGTCCTTCGGAAACGTGGTCCCGCTGAGATAGAGCGTCACGCCGTCGCGGTCGATCTGGACGTTTTTGGCTGGCTTGAGCGTGCCAGTCTGCCGGAAGTGGCTATTGGCCTGCCAGCTCTGGGTATCGCCGCCGGTGTAGCCGTAGGCGTAGAACGTCGCCTCGCTGCTCGTCGGAGTGGCCGAGCCAGAGATCGCGCTCCACACCAGTTTGATATGCTGGCGCAGCGGCTTTGCCCAATCGTCAAGCGGGCTGATGTGGATCTCCGGGCCCTTGATCCATGTCGGTGAGCCGTGGCGCTTGATCTCGATGCGGAACGGGATCGCGGCACGTTGCGTGCTGCCGTCACCGCCTTGAAAATAGTAGCCAGCCGGTAGGGCCAGCCGCAGGATCGCCTCGTCGGGCTCGCTGACCGTCTGGAACAGGTGATAGACCGACTTGGAGTCGTCCGGCGATGACTGGTCGACGAGACGGTCGAGCCGGCCGTCATTGCCCTCTTCGAGATCGAACTCTGACAAGGCCTCGCCCTGGCGCTCGACACCCATGCGGGTGACCAGCGTGAGCGCCGAGCTTGAGCTCGTCCCTCCCTCGCGGGTTTCGATCTCCACGTCGGGGAACTCGCTGTATGGCACCCCGTTGATCAGCACTTCGTTGATCTGCGTGAACCCGGCCAGACCGACGATCGCGTAGACCTCGACCGTCCCGTCGAGCAGCAGGCTATAGGGCTGCATGACGAATGGCGGCGAGGCGGTGACCGTGCCCATGACCTTCGGCAGATACTCGAAAGGCGCCATTGCGTTGCCGTTGATCCCGGCGACCGCCTCGGGCCGAAAATTCCGGTTCTTGGCGTTCCCTGCCACCGGCGGCGGTGCCAGGGCCCGCAGCGCCAGTTGTCCGGCGATGCCGAAGGCGGCCCCGGCCAATTGAGCGCCGAGCGTAGCAGGCCCGAAAGCGGCGCCCAGGAACGGCGCCAGCGTGCCGCCCGAGATCAGCGCAGCGCCCGCGATGATGGCAATGGTCGCCACGATCGTGATGACCTGCTTCGTGCTGCCCTGCTGCCCGCCGTGGAGCGTCGGAGGGTAAACCGTCACGACCATGCCGTCTTTCGGCCTCACCAGCCGCCAGAACCGGCACGGGACGACGTGGCCATTGATCGCCACCTCGCCAGTCTCGAGAACCCATTGCGGCACCTCGGCCAGCGCCACGATGTCGGCCAGGGTCGCGTTGCCGGGCACGGTCACGCGCCGCGCTGGCTCGAACCAGTCATTGCGGGATATGACGTTAACGGCTGGCAATGACATGGTGCCTGTAAATCCCGCAGATCCGATCTTTGACGGTATGGCTCGTGAGCTTCGGCGCGACCGCGTCAATCCCATGTTCCACGTGTAACACTGTGGCAAAAGGCGCCACGATCCCGACATGCGCCGGAACCCCGACCCCGCCCGCGTGGCCGCGCATGACCACGACGTCGAACTCTTGCTCGGCGCCCCGGATCACCGGCAGCCATTCCCGGCTGTCGATGCTCGATACAATCGCCCGCGCGACGCCTCGAATGTCGGTCGCCTTGATTGCCGCGAAGTCGTCCAGCGGCATCTTGAGCCGTTCCCAGAAGACCAGCCGGACCAGCCCCCAGCAATCGACGCCCGTCCGGTCCCGGCCTCCGTCGACGAAGGGCAGCCCGACATAGTCGGACGCCCAGGAGATTTCAGTCATCGAAGAAGAGGCCAGGCAGGCGGCTCGGCGTCGCCCGCAAGTGTGGGTATGGCTCGCCGGTGAACGATTGCAACGTGAGGTCGCCCTCGACCGTCAAGGCGTTGGCGACCACGTTCCGCAATTCCAGACCCGAGAATGATTTTTCCGGCGTGTCCGCTGAGGACGCCAGGACAAGCACGATGTCGACCGTGATCTGCCCGGTGGCCGCCTCGATCGCTTCCCAGATCTCGCGGCTGACGTTCCCGATCCGAAGCCTTGCCAGCGGCGCGTCGTCGCCGTCACCCGGTAGCTCGATCTCGAAGGGATAGGCCAAGAAGTCGTGACCGTTCGAGACAATCTTTTCGCTGTTGTTGCAGACCCGGAACGTCTCAAACCCGGTGCCGCTGATGGTCAGCAAGACGATCGCCACCTCGTCCGTGCGGTGGCCGAGTATTGCCCGCGCCATTTCCTCCGAGATTGCCATCAGGCGGCCGGTTTTCTTTCAAGCAAGGCGTTAACCCGCGCCACCTCTTCGGTGACCAGGTCTGCGAGCGGCGCCTCTAGCTTAACTTTCAGCCAGTAGCGAATGTTTGAGTGCTGATAGGCGCTCAAAAGGATGTGCTGATTGTCACCCTCAATGGGAGCGGCGCGCCATTGGTCGCGCGGTATCAGTTCAAGCGGTGGTAGCATTATGCAGCCTCTCTCAGCAGCGCGCACTCGACGCGCCAGACCTGCGGCGCCACATACTGGATCTGCGGCGGCGCGGCCCATAGCCAGGCCTTGATCGCTTCGGTCTCCGGGTCGGTCCAGTAGAACGGCGTCGCCCCGTTGGCGCAGTCGTCCCGATAGAAGCGGTCGAGCATATCCTTCGCCACGTTGCTCTTGAGCATGAGCGCGAAGGTCACGTCGGCGTAGTTGCCTCCGCTCCTGGCGCGATACTGCCGTGCACCGACTTCCGAATCCGTCCGCAGCGTGTCGTCGCCGGGCGTCGGCTTATAGGTGCCGTCGAGCGGCGATTGCGGAAAGTCATACGCAGCCGGCCAGAGCGGGCCGAACTGACCCGCTTGCACCGTCGCGTCGTCCAGCGTGGCAGACAGGCTGCCAGTGATGCCGCTTGCGGTCGTAGCGCCGACCACCGCGTCGTCGAGGGTAATCGAAGCCGAGCCGGTGAAGTCCCATGCAACGACGCCAGCTGCCACCGCGTCATCGAGCGTGACAGCCGCTTCGCCGTCGATGTCGACCAGAACTTCCGTGTAGACCGTGGCGTCGTCGAGTGTGACGTCCAGATAGCCAAAAGTCTCAACGTCGATGGTGCCGGCCGCGGTGGCGTCTGCGAGCGTCTGGCTGAGAACGCCGTCCGCAACGCCGGATAGGTTAGCCGCCCCAGTTACGGTTGCATCCGCTGCAGTGAGCGCCAGCGCCCCCGCAATCGCCAAAGTGGCGGCGGCTGAAACCGTAGCGTTGGACAGCGACTTTGACATCGAGCCAGAAATCGAGCCGCTGGTCGTGATGACAAGCTGTGGCGGATTGGCCTGCGATGGAGACTGCCACCACGCGATCTCTTCTTCGTTCGTGCCTGGTGCCGTCCCTGCCGCAAACAAGTCGGTGGTAACGTAGAACCGGGTGCTTCCCGACGGGTTGATGTTTGCCGGGAACGCGACGTTAGTAAACGAGTTGTATGCGCCAATCGACATCGCGCCAGATGCAAGAGTGGCAAGCAATGTGTCGCCGGCTACGTCAGCACCCGGCACCCAATCTGCTGTCGTGACCGAAGTGCTAAAGTCGTAAAGCCGAGCCTGCGCCACGAAGGGATTGTCGGCGACCACGTTGCCTAAATAGACCTTGAGCTCGACGCTGGTGATGGTGCCGGTCACACCCGAGGTGTCAAACTCTAAGAACGACTCGTAGAGGTAGTTTGTGCCGGTTATAAGCTGCTGGCCGATGATCTGCGCTGTCGAGGAAAATGCAGTCTTCGTTCCGCTCGTCCCACGCGCATTGGCATAATTGCTTGCCTGAGAGCGCACATAGCCAAAATTTGTTGACGCATTGATGGTGTAGACAGGCACCGATCCACCTCAGATCAGGCGTTGCCGGCTGTGATCTGGAAGGCTGACACCGAGAAGGCCTGGCCGGCGTTGAACGTCACCGAGTCAACAGTGAGGTCGCCGCCGCCGCCGGTGACAGTGACGGTGCCTTGCGCGCGGCAGGTTGTGCCATCGCTTTTGTACAGACGCCAGTGCGCCGCCGTGCCGCTATTGTCCGCCGAGCCGTCTGACCAGGTGCCGTTTTTGGTAATAGCGCCCGATGACGCCGCGTTGAATGCGGTCGCCGGAAGGCTGAGGGTTGCCAATACAGTGCCGGAATCCGCTGTGGCGACGTTGGCTGGCGCCGACCCGGTGCGGATCTTGAGAACCGGCGAAGCGCCAAGCTCCGAGACAAACGCATCAAGCATCGCATTGCGCGATGCGACTGCAAGCTGAAGTGCCATGATCTTCTCCTAAGATTGTCGGATGAGCCGAACGGCGACGTCCCAAACGTCGGCCGAGTAGTGTTGCGGATCGGGCGCCTCGGCCCATTCCCAGATGCGCGAGGTGACGCCGCCATCCTCGGGATCGTGCATGACGAAGGTCAGCGCGCCTTGGTCGCAGGTGTCGAACCAGAACGCGATCAGCGCGTCTTTCTGCGCCGAGGTCAGGCGGAACGAGCCGCTGCAATTGTATTGAGCCGTTGTCACCATGCGGCGGACTCGCGGCGTTCCGATCGACGGCTGAAACTCGGCAACGGTGTCTGCTGCCGCGCGCTGCCAGGTCTGAGGGAAGCCGACCAGCTCGGGCCAGTGACGTGCCTCGATGCCGCCGCTGTAGATCAGCGACGCCGAGGTGCCGGTGAGCGTGTAAAAGCCGGAATCAGCCGACACGCCATTAAGGCGCGTCAGGTTCGCGGTTGCCCCGGTGAGGGCGTAGGAACCAGCAGACGCAACGACTTCCCGCCCGTAGAGCAGGCTCGCCGCCGCGCCGGTGAGCGTATAGACGCCGGTTTCCGCGCCGACGACCTTTGCCCCGCTGCCCTGCTTGATCAGGCTGGCAGGCGTCCCTGTCAGCGCGTAGGCGCCAGCGGCACCGGTGATGATGACAGCGTGCAACAGGCTTGCCGCGACGCCAGTCAAGGCGTAGGCGCCGGGATCGGCGGTGATGATCTTGGTTTCAAGAGGGCGGATCGCCAGCGTGAAAGACGCCCAATTCCGCGCCGACGCGGAGATCGTGAATGCGCCAGGATCTTCGCTCGTCCCGGTTGCCAGCTTGCACGCTACAGAGACGGCGTTCCCAACATTTGTGTTGGTCTGCACGGTGTTGACGCCAAGGGCGAAGCCGGTCGGATAGGAACCGAAGGTAAAGTCGCCGTTTTCGCAGAAGGCCACCGCGAGCCAAAGGTTTTCAGCACTTCCCCAGGACGGCGTCAGCGACGGCGGGTCTGGCGCCAGCGTTGACGTCTGCTGGTTTGCCGACGAGACGGCGATCTCTGAGGTCGAGACGCCGTTGCGGTGACCGTTGATCAGCAGCGTCACCGCGCTCGCTCGCTTCGGTGCGTCAATGGTAACAGTCTGCGTCGACCCCTCAGACCCCGCCGCAATCTTGGCAAAGATCGCGCAGGAGTCCTTGGCATTGACGTCCGCAGACGCCAGCAGCGTCCAACCGCTCGGCGTCGTGATGCCGCCTTGGTCGTGGCGAATGAAACACATCAGCAGCAGATCGCCCGACGAGATGCCGGTCGGCAGCGTCACCGCATGTGAGGTCGTTGACGAGTCCTGCGAATAGGTCGCCGTCGATTCGATTGCGACGGCCATTTACCTGACGTCCCAGAACGGCCGCAGATCGAAGAGCTCGGGTCGCTCGCGGCGGTCAAAGTTCTTGGCGAGCGGATGATCGCCGCCGACGCAGAACTTCACATGGCAGCGCCCGCAGGTGTTGCAATAGATCTTGTAGATGTCAGGCTTGCCCTTGGCGGCGTCGGTCGGGCACGAATACCAGGCCTCGATGTCGTGAGCGTTGAGGTCGCGGCAGCATTCCGCGATCTTGTCATTCGTGGCGAACTGTTCAAACCACTTCTGCTTGCCCCAGAGGACGTGTTTGATCTTCTTCACCGCGATGCGGGCGCAGGCGAGAATGTGCAGGCTGTCCGGCGGCTCATAGGCAAGCGTCCGGCTTTCCGGCGGCTGATTATGGCCGATCTGCGGAGGCTGATGGTCCATCATGCGCAGGGCGTCGTCAGTGTGCGTTCAACCGACCATCCGCGGTTGAGGCGGACCCGGAGAAGGCGAGATTTCACGCCGAGACTTTCGGACCATTCCACAATCGTCATGCGGCGCCCGCCAAGTTCGAGATAGCGGTTCATCCGGCGATTGCGGCTCTGCTCCTTGCGCGAAGCCCAGCGACAGTTTGCTTTACAATAAGGACCGTCATTGTCGATGCGGTCGAGGGTCATGCCTTCCGGCGGCTCGCCCATGTCAGCGGCGAAATTCTCGAACACAGCCCAACGCGGATCGTAAGCGATCCCCCGTCCGCCCCAATCCTTGAATTGTTTGTTGTTTGGGTTGTCGCATCGAGACTTCATGCCAAGCCAGCAAACATGCAGGCGCCACTTGGGGTTTTCCTTTGAGCGCAGTGATTTCAATGAGAAACCGTGCTTGTAATTCACGATCAACTCCTTATGCGGCAGTACAGAGAGATGCGCCCACATCCAAAGTAAATGTCTCGCCGTTGCCGACCGTGAACGTCGAGCCGTAGTCAAACGAACACATCAGAATATCGGTGGTCGCCGTGTCGTCGTGGATCGAGATGTACCGAGCCGATGCGGACCAGTCGGCGGCGCTCGCGGTCCACACGCAATCGACGGCAGTCATTGTGACCGTGCCACCGCTGCGGGTGCCGTCGTTCTGAATGTCCATGCCACCGGCCGTGTAGCCGGTGCCGGTGATCTGCGTCAGGTCGGCCAGCTCGTCGTCGGTCGCCACAACCGGCGCGTCGGTATGGATCACCGCGCGGAAGGTGTCGGTGGTGCCGAAGATGTCGACTTCCTCGTTGACCAGCGCCTCGATGAAATGCTCGTACTTGACGAAAGATGCCATTGTCTGCCTCTACCTCTGAGTGAGCGCGGCGGGCGTTGCGTACATGCCCGGCAGCGTCTTGCGATTGGTTTTCATGGCCTCGTCGCGGGCGATGCCGCGCACAATGACGTCGAGGATCTGCTCTCCGTTTGACCCGCGGCGCTTGCGCTGCTCGACCTGGCCGCCGCCCTGGTTGATGACGTTGACAGTCATGCCGCCGCCTGCGCCCATTGGCGTGACGCCTGCTGGACCGTGGATGATCTCGGGACCGTTCTCGCCAGCGATACCCCACTTGCCTGCGCCCAGGGTGCCGCCCTCGGCATAGAAGCCGCCGAAGCCTGCGATGCCTTGCGCGCCGCCTAGTTGGGTGCCGCCGAAGTTCAGAAGGTTCATCAAGCCGGACTGAACCAGTTGCGACAGAATGTCGGAGAGCGAGGATTTCAGGCTTTCCGCCATGTCCATCCATGCGTCCTTGAAAGACATCGTGCCGCTTGCCAGGCCAACGATTGCGTTGCCGAGATTGTCTGAGATGGAGGTGACGAGCTGGGTTGCCGCAGCATTGGCATCGTCAAAGCTGGTCGTCAGCTCCTGCACCTCGATGCCATATCCCCGAATGTCGTAGGCAGTGATTGATGGGACAGACCCGGAAGAGGTTCGCGGCAGCGTTCCCGTGCCCCTGGTGGCATTTGGCAGCGTTGGCGCCGGCTGGGTGCGCTGCGAAGAGGGAAGGTTCGTCTTGCCGCCTGCGGGTGTCTGCGGCCCGCCTGGACCCCATAGGGCGTCGAAATCAGATTGGAGCTTTGGAATGCTCTTTTCGACCAGCCCAAGATTCTGCAGGGCGGTGGTTAGAAGTTCGATTTCCTTGCGGGTGCTTTCGATATAGGGCGAGAGTTCTGCAAACCACGATGTGAGCGCCTCGACCCATTCCGTCACCGGCGGGCCGCTTTTGACCAATTCCACGAAACGGTTTGTGAGATCCACAAGACTCGGCAGCAGGGCTTCCATCACCTGCATGGTCAGGGCCTCGCCCGCCGTCTGCAGGCGGGTCAAGTTGTCGTTGAAGTTCTCGGCGGCAACCGCGGTCTGCTCGCTGACCACGCCACCGAAGCGTTCCAGTTCGTCGCCTGCTGCCGCAATCGCTTCCCGGCCGCCGTTCAGCAGCGGGATCAACTCCGCGCCCGAACGGCCAAACAGCGCCATTGCAATTGCCGTCTTGCCCGCGCCGTCCTGCATGACCGCGAACTTTGCGGCGATGTCGGCCATGATGTCGGACGTTGGACGCAGTTTGCCTTGCGCGTCGACGGCGGCGATGTTGAGCGCTTGCAGGGCTTCGGCAACCGAACCCTTGCCGCTCGACTGCATTTCGGCGAGGCCTTTGGAGAACTTGCCGACGCTGCCCGCAAGCTGATCGAGCGACACATCGGCCAACTTCGCGGCGTATTCCAGCTTCGACAGTTCGGCCACCGGAATGCCGATCTTCTGGGCCGCCTTGCCCAGATCATCCATGCGATTGGCGGCAGACTTCAGCGCCCCGCCAATGGTAGACAGCGACAGCGCACCGGCGGCGCCGATGGCAAACGCTTTAAGCCCCTTGCCGAGCGTCCCAAGCTGGCTCTGCACCGTCTTGACGCCCGCGCTAAACTGCGCGGTATCAATTCCGAGCCGAACCTGCAGGTTGCCAATTTGAGCAGATCCAGCCACTACCCTTTGTTCCTTTTTTGCAAGACTGCGTGCCAGTTGTAGGCGGCCGCGATTTGCTCGGCGCGGCTCTGTCGGTGCTTTTCACCGCGAACCGCCCGCAAAAATTCGGGCAGTTTCGGAAACTTCTTGGCCTCGACGCGGTTCAGTTGTGCCCCCGTCCATGCGCACCACGCTTGGAACTCGCGGTCACTTCGCATCCGTGCCACCATTGCGCGGGCCTCACGGTCCATCTCGCCCGGCGTCAGACGCCAGAAACGGTCAGGCTCACCGCCCGCCTCGATCCACTTGCCGTGGATGGCGGCCCAATCCCATCGGGCGAGCGGGTCTAAGGGTGGGCGCCATCGGCACCTTCAGCCGGGGCGGGAAAGGCCGCGTTGAATGCGTCGGTCAGAACCTCAACCGACCTCTTTGGCCCGAGGGCGTCCATGATCTCGCCGGCGGATTCGAGGCTGGTGCCCGGCTGCTTTGGCAGGAGCGCAGCCCAGAGCAGAACGCGGCGAACCGAAACCCATTCGATCTCGGCCATGATGGCCACAATCGACTTGCGCAGAATGTTCTCGGCCTCACAGATGGCGTTGGTCGAGAACTTGATTGTGTAGGTCTTGCCGCCAGCGTCGAAGCCGACCTCTCCCTTGATGTCGTTTGCCATTAGGAGATCGTCGTCGCGCCGCTGGTCTTCATCTGCCATGTCGCAGACAGCTTGTCGTCTGGCGCCGCGCTGATGGTGTAGGATTCGGTCGAAGCCTCAAATGTCCAAACCACGGTCGGACTGCCGGGCCACGTAACCCTGCACATGATGTTGACCGCAGCATCAATGATCTGGCGAATGAGCTGATCGGTTGTGCTGCCGGGCACAAAGTTCATCTCCACCGTACAGTTGCCGCCGTCCGTCAGCCCCTGAATGAACTCGCGGCGACGGTTTGGAGACCGCATGTGCGTCACGTCGATCTGATCGATCGTGTCAGAAGGCGGCTCAAAATTTGTGACCTCGGCCAGCTCGGTCCAGCTCGATCCCGAATTGGTCGAAACCTCGACAATCGTTCCCAAGCCAATTCTTGCAGAAGTAGCCATGACTTAAACTCCGTTGTGGAAAATGATGAAGTCGAGCGAGGTGCGGAAAAGCTTGTCCGGCGAGGCCTCCGGCTCGTAGCCATCGCGCTCGGTGTCCAGAAAGCAGCCTTGAAACTCGATGCCGTCAGTCGTGACCTTGAGGCCCGAAAGGCAGGCCTCGATCGCCCGCGCCAGGCCCTTTGCCGAGGCGAAGGTCAGGCCGTAGCAGTCGATTTGAATGCGCGACTCCTGGAAGCCAGAGGGGCCATCCATCGGCGTGTCGCGGAGGCCCGTGACCTTGTGCAGCGTGGCGTAGGGCTTCGAGACGCCTTGCGGGGCGAGCGTCCAGTGCAGGCGACCGGGCTGCGATCCCGTTTGGACAAGCGCCGCCACCCCGCTGTCTGCCAGCAGGTAACCGATCAGGGCTTCTTCCATTGTCAGCCGGCCTCGAAAGCCATCAGGGCCGCAAGCGAGGCCCGATACTTGATGTCGGCGCCGTATCGCTTGCTCCGGCCTATGCGCCGGGCAGCTGCGATGATCTCGTTGCCGAGTTCGCGCCGGATGATCGACAGCGCGTAATCCTTCTGGCCGTCCCAAGCCGGGCGCATGTATGGGTGCGGCGGATGGTTAACGGTTCCGAATTCTTGCAGGTGGGCGTAGCGGATGACGCCCTTACCCCGCGCGGGTCCGATATACATTTCAGCGAAAGAACTTGGCCCGGCAGCGCGTCGCGCGTCGCGCAAGGCGGCTCGGGCACCACTGATGTTCAGGCCGCCAGACGCTTTCATGACGGCTGCGAACTCGGCCATGCCGACCTTGTTCTTGATGCGGGCCGACACAGCGATGCTGTCGCGTAGTTGCCCGCCGTTAACGGCAGCAACCGGGGCTGCATTCCGTGCCGCGGCTGCGATCGGTTCGCCCGCCTTCTTCAATGTGCGAACAAGCGTGGCCTTTGCAATGCTCTTCGGCAATTCGCCGAGCGCCCGGTCCAGTTCCTTTAAGCCCGAGATCTGGACAGACACGCTCACGGCGTTTCCGCCCTTGCTGTTGCGGTGATTTCCAGCCCTTCCCGACGCCCCACCTCTTTGACATTTTGCACATCGTATGTGCGGCCGTCGAAGGTCAGGCGATCGCGCGGATCAATGTCCGCGACGTCGGATGAGTAACGGATCGTGAACCGATAGGACTTGAGCGCCAGCGTCTCGCCCGCTCGGATCTTCTCGCCGTCCATGACGGGCTTTGCCTCGGCCCATACCGTGGCGATGTCCGTCCAGGTCTGGACGAGTTCGTTGAAGTCGTTCGCCGCCGTGGTTGCGCGCAGGATTGTGATGCGGCGGTCAAGGCGGCCGGCGTGCATTAGATGGCGACTTCCGCAGCTAGGGGGCCGATCTTGATTGCGGTGGTGCTGACGCCGATGCCGATAATCGTCGGATAGTCACCGGACTCAAGGTCAGCGAACGGACAGATGCCGCCGGCGGTGTCGGACAGGTAGTAAGCCACGCCGACCGCCACCGTTGCGCCGATGGCGATGATGCCGCCGGTCTGGACGACGACGGGCTGGCCAGATGCAGCGCCGTTAAGGGCGATGCCATAGAACACGCGCGCCGCTGCGGTCGCGGAGTCGGCATCCGTCAGCTTCGCCTTGTTGCTGTCGCTGGCGTCCTTGTAAAGAGACTGGCCGGCGGTGATGGCGGCGCCCGCGATCAGGCTTTCAGTTTTGGCGCCGGTGCCCTTGAGGACGCTGGTTGCAGTGATTGAGAGATCGGCCATGAGGTTTCTCCTATGGGTGTCAGCAGGTCATGCGGCGCGAGGCGCCCATGAGTGAAAGCGCCGAACGAGCATTCGCATCGTTCTCGGGTGCGTCGTAGAGGTCTTTCAAAACCTGAATGATCGCCGCTTTGTCGTTTGCCGGAACAGCAGCGGCGGTCGTTCCGTCGCCGGCGACCCAAGTCACGCGCACCGCATCGGCGCGCTCGTAGGTGCTAGGCCATTCCTGATCGGGCTTGAGGTAGACATACGGCCCGAGTTCATCCTGCGCGTGCGCGTAGACGGTCGACGCAAGCGTCTGCGTTGCATTGTCGGCGTCGTAGTACGTGATCGAGGTGATCGAAATGACCTTGCCGATCGGCAGGCGCATGACGTCGTCGAACCCGTCGAAATCCTGCCGCCAGGTCTGCGCCAGTAGCGCGCGCCCCAGCAGCTTCTGGACGTGTTCTGTCGCAGCCGCGACCAGCACGGTGATGCGCTCGTCGTCGTCGCTGTGATCGACGTGAAGCTGCATCTTCGCTTCGTTGAGCGATACTGCCGCAACCGTCGGCGCCACCGTCCTGACCGGATCAAGCATCAGCGCATCATCCTGCTCAGTACGGGATAGAAGTCGCAAGTCACCGCGGAGCCGTCTCCCATTGTCAGCGTCAGAAGTCCCTGATCGTCGAACGACGCAGACCGAACAGCCAGGCCGGGCGCGCCCTGGGCGCCACGCTCGCCGCGGTCCCCCTTCTCGCCCTGCTTGCCGCGCTTGCCCTGGGCGGCGATCAGCTGCCAGCCCTCGCCGGGACATGGGCCGGGGTCGTCATAGCGGGCTGCGAAGGACGCGCCGTTGAAGGCCACGACGTCCAGCGCCTGATAGGATTCCTCGGCAGACCATGTGCCGCGAACCGCGAAGCCGCGGCCATCCTGACCGTCGACGCCCCGCTCAGCAATGCAGGTCCAGTCCAGGTGCGGCGGCGCCTTGCCGGTGTCGCGCTGCGCCTGGTAGGTCCGGCCGTCGAAGGTGACGACGTCGCCCTCGTAGTGGACGGCATCGGCCCAGGCGCGGACCAGCGGCAACTTGCCGGGCGGTCCTTCCGGGCCGCGGTCGCCCTTTTCACCGGGCAGGCCGGGTTCGCCGTCCTTGCCGGCCGGTCCAGGCTCTCCCCGTTCGCCGGGGTCGCCTTTTTCGCCCTGCAGCCCCTGCTCGCCAGGCAGACCATCCTTGCCTGCTGGTCCGGCCTCACCTTGCGCCCCAGGCTCGCCAGGAGCGCCGTCGGCGCCCTTTTCGCCAGGCAAGCCCTGCGGCCCTTGCAAGCCATCAGCACCGCGCTCACCGGCCACGCCCGGCTCGCCACGCTCGCCCTTTTCGGGCTGGCGGGCTTCGAGGGCGGCAAGGCGGGCGATAACCGGGTTCAATAGGCCGTCGACATGGTCGCGGACAAACTCGGCGACCGCTCGCATCAGCCCGGCCGCCTCAGACCTTTTCAACATAGGCGGCCTCTTTGAGAACTGTTGAGAAAACGCCAAAGGCTCTTGCCTCTGCCGTTTCTTCGTCTTCGGGTTCTTCTTCGGGCGGCGCAAAAGGGGCCGCCGGCGCCGCATTCGTGTTTGGCGGCTTCATTTCCGAGCCGAAGGACAGCGGCACAACCTGCTGCTGAACGCGCGGCTCCTTGCCATGACCGCCCGGCACCGCCGGCTTGTCGAATTCGTCGCGGGCTTCATCGGGCGACAGGATCCCCGAGATCACCGCCCGCGCCATGCCCTCGATCCGGTCCTTGAAAGCAGAACGCAGGAGCGCGCCGGTGTTAAACTCGAGATATTCGTCGGGCAGCCCCTTGAGGCCGAACAGGTTGCCCATCGCCTCCTCGATGTGATTGAGGCAGAAGCCGAGGCCTGAGGCGATCCATAGCTGCATCAGCTGCTCGGTCGAACCCGGCATCGAGGTGCCGATACCCAGAACCTGCAGCGGCATGCGGAAGGCAAGCGCCACGTTCTGGTCGGTCATCTTGAGCAGGTCGGCCAGCTGTGCGTCGGCAGCCTTGCCCGTCACCGGCTTGGCCTTGAGGCCCCAGGTAAGGATCGGAGTGCCGCCTGCGCCCTCGCCCTGCGTCTGCATGTTCCAGGCTTCGCGGAGCTGCTTGACCTGCTCGATCGACAGCTGCTGGTCGGTTTCCAGCATGAACGACGGGCGGGCCTCGTTGATATAGTAGGACACCTGCTGATTAAGCGCGGCGCCGGCCATCGCTCGGTCGAGGACCGTGGAAAGAATCGGGCTTTCGCCCTTGAGCGGGTGCCTGGGCGTGTGAAGTCGCACATGAAGGACGTCGCGCGCCGGGATCGGATACTCCATCGACAGGCGGCGCTCGATGATGTCGTTGCCTGACAGCTGGTAGAAGATGGAGCCGTCGACGGCGACCATCGGGTAGCCGGTGCGCATCAGGTGTAGTTCTTCAACCTCGCCGCGGGCATTCCGAACCGCCAGCGCGAAGGCCTCGCCGTTCTCGTAGAGGCGGCGGGTCAGATTCAGCAGCCAGTCCGAGATCGACTGGTAATCGTTCGGGCGCTTGATGATGCGGGACAGCGCAGATGTCTTGACGCGCTCGCGCCCGCCATTGTCGAGCTTGCGCCAGTGATCTCCGGGGCACATGGCAACCGTCTGCGCATAGGCTGAAACGCAGGCCTCGACCATCGCGCTCGACTGGCCGTAGGGCGACAGCGAGTAGCCGGCCTGCCACCAGTTCATCAGGCGGCCGGCCGCGGCTGAGAGCCAGCCATCCGACAGCGCATAGGGGCCAGGGCGATATTCGCCTTCCGCCGGCGCGCGCTTCACAAGTGAAGACGTCACGCGGGCGAGCCAGTTCGCCACGCTCAGTCCTTGGCCTTCGCCTGACGAGTCTTGTAGCCGGCTTTCGGCGCTTCGGGTTCGGTCTGGCGCTCGCTCAAATCGACGCCGCGGCTGCTGTAGGCATCAGGTGCCCGCTTTGCGACGGCGACGCCGCCCTTGTGGCGTAGAACGCCCTTATCGTCGAAGTCACATTCGACCGGGTCAACCACCGAGCCGTCCTCGAGAACGTACCATGTCGCGCGCATCGGTTTCTCCTGAATTAACGAAAAGCGGAGCGGCCGAAGCCGCCCCGCCTAGAGTTTGCGTCAGTCTTCGACGACGATGTGGAACGCGCCGGTCGTGGCGTTACCGCCCGAGGCCAGCACGATCTTCACGCGATCGCGTCCGAGCGCATAGGTGTCATTGACGGCGGTGCCGCCAGACGCATAGAGCGCAGCGACGCCAGCATTTGAATGCGTGGCGATGCGCGGCGCACAGACCTTGGCGGCATTGACGTTTGCTTCGGTCCAGAGCGTTGCCCCGGTTGCCTCGGCGGTGATGGTGAAATCAACACCGTCCGTGAAGTTGTTCTTGACATATTCGATCTGGAGCAACTTTCCAGACAGATACGGAGAATAGCCCGTATAGCTTCCATCGGAAGCGGTGGTGACGTTGACGACGAACCTGCGAACAGCCATTGGGCACTCCTATAATTGCAGGGTTCAAACGAAAACGGCGGGCCGTCATTGGCCCGCCGCGCTATTGTTCGATCGGCGTTACCAGGTGGTGCCGTCGATCCACGCCACCATGCCGGTGCGGCGCATCTTCCAGGTCAGAGGCAGGATCATGCGCAGCGCGAGGCTGTTCGTCTGGAACATGCTGCGGATCGGGTCGTTGACCGAGCCGGCCGCCGTCACGATTTCGCCCGGCGCATCGCTCATGTGGAGCGTGGCCTGCTCGCTGACGTCGAACTCCGGCGTGTCGCCAGTGGCGGTGCAGAAGTCCTCGGCGTCGACCGCGATAAGGCGGCCAGAGGTCGCGCTCGTCGAGGTGAGGATGCGGAACTGCGACATGAACTGCGAAGCCCAGCCGAAGGTACCCTCGGGTCCGGGCATCATCGCCAGCTTGCGGGCCTGTGCCGGGTTCATGATAAGAACCAGACGGCGGCCAGCATTGGCAGCGTCGAACACCGCGAACAGCGTGTTGAGATCGGCAAGCACAGCCTGCCAATCGCCGCCGCCGTAGCCGGTTGCAGTCGCCGAGACGCCGTTCAGCAAGCCAGCCGGACGAGTGGTCGAACCCGCCGTCGAGTCGAGCAGAAGGCCGTCTAGGGTGATGGCTGTCCGGCGCAGAATCGAGTTGCGCAGAACGGCTTCCAGCGCCGGGGTCGTGTACTTCGCCGCCTCTTTCGACATCGTGGTGATGATGCCGAACTTGTGCGGGGCCATCGTGATCGACGTGGTCGTGAAGCGGCCGACCGGAATCGGGTCGCCTTCCAGAACGAAGCCGCCGGCAAGGGCCGCATCGGTGGAAATCGACGGGATGGTGATCGATCCCTGGCTGTTGTTGAAGGTCACGCCAATGCCGGCTTCACGCAGGCCCGGATAGACCGAGTCCGGGCTAAGAAGCCCGAGCAGTTCCTGGGTGGCATTGTTGACGAGCTGCGAAGCCCAGCCGGAAGTCGTGGTCGTGGCAATCGTGGCGTCAGCCTTGGTCACCAGAGCCGTGGCTTCGTGACCGGGATAGCGCTCGTTGAGAACGACGTCGATCTCCTTGCCGCTCACCTTGGAGACGAAGTGGCAGAGAGCCGACCGGAAGATCAGGTCAGCGGCCTTGACTTCGTCCTGCGGGAATCCGAGCGGACGGCGAGCGACCGCCGGGGCGGCAACGCCAGCAGCCGCGCGGGCATTGACGCCGATCTTCGCTTCAGCCGCCTTGAGCGCGCCAAGCGACTTTTCGGCCGCATCGATCTGGCCCGTCAGCTCTTCGACGGCAACCGTATCGATGTCCTCCACGCCCGTCAGCTCCGCAAGGCGGTCCTTCTTGGAATTTAGTTCGTTCTGCGCATCCTCGATGCGCTGTGCCAGAGTTTTCATGGCAGGTGTCCTCTTGTTGGGTTGGGTTTGCGAGGCGTTCCCGCCCTTGGTCGTGGCCATGTCGCGTCGCTGGATCCCGGCGGACTCGCCGAAAGCGATCGACATGGTTTCGGAAGAAAGGTTGAGCGACTTGGCAAGCGCCAGCGCCGCAGGATTGGCAGGCACCGCCACGAGCGAGCACTCGCGCAAGTCCTGCTTGATGAATTTCATCGGCCCGTAAGGCTTCTCGGGGTCCAGCGGTTCGGACTTGATCGGCATGAAACCGACCGAAACCGCCCGCAGAATGCCCTGCTCCACCAGCGAGATCAGTTCGTCGATCCGCGCACTGGTTCCCTTGGCCGCCAGCTTGAGTTTGCCCACCAGCTTGCCGCCTTCGACGCGCACCGATTCCCAGGTGCCGATCGCAAAGTCTGACTTGTGGCCGAAGAGTGCAATCGGGTTCTGTTTGAACCACCGCAAATCCCAGCCCTTGGGGTCTATCACGTCGCCATAGGTGTCGACCGTGTCGTCAGACATGACGAATTCCAGGCCGTCGCCACGCATGGCGACAGTTTTCTTGACCAGCATCGGCGCCTCCTTCAGGCGATCATTGCGTGAATGTCGAGCGGCACCGGGCCGGGCATATCGGCGCCCGAGACACCCGTCGCCATCGCCAGAGCGACCATCCCGTCGATGCGTCCGTGCGATTTCATCTTGTCCAGCTTTCGATTCCCAGACGGGTCGGTCTTGACGGTTGCGTTCGCGGCGCACCAGGTCAGGACCGGGTGCCCGCCGTGGGCGATCTGTGCATTGAGCAGCAGCGTTTCGAGCGTCCGAAGCGCCGGCGACATGGACTGGAAGCCCTGGCCGAACTCTTCGAAGATTGCGGTGTCGCCCTCGATCTCTTCTTCGAGAAAGCCCGCTTTCAGCAGCCAGGGCCGCAGGTGCTTCATGTTCCAGCGGTCGAAGGCGATCTTCTTGAACGGGTTCTCGCGGTGTTCCTCGAAGATCAGATTGGCGACGTACTCATACTCGATCGACTTGCCGGGCGTGGTTTCGAGAAAGTTCTGCGCCTTCCATGTGTCGTAGGGCACCCGGTCCTTGACCGCCTTGTCGCGGAGGCCGTGGTCGGGCAGCCAGAACGTCGGACGGACGTGCCAGACGCCCTCATGCCGGGCGATGCGGACGAAGGCAGTCAAGTCCTGCGTCGAGGACAGGTCGAGGCCGGCATAGACGTCGAGGCCTTCGAAGTCGTCGATCGGCGCCCGGTTGCAGCTGTTCCACAGAATGCGGGACACGAACGGCGAACTCGCCGACACGCGCCGGTTCAAGATCAGGTTCTCGAAGCCAGGCTGCTGCGACGGCATCCGTCGCGCATCCTCCATCATCGAGAGGACTTCGGCTTTGTTCATGAACAGGTCGAAGGCCGGATTGGCGGCGCGGATCGCCTCTTCCGAGAACGGGTCCATGTCGTCGGGCGCGGTGTCGAACCGCAGGACGGTCTTGGGATCCGCACCCGTCAGGGCGTCGTCGATCAGGGTCGAGAGCAGGTCGCCGTCGGTCGGCGCCTGGGTCGAGATAATCACCGACAGCGGCTCGTCCTGTGCGGCGGTGGCAGTCTCGAGCGCCTCGTAGAGTTCCGACCGCGGCCCCTTGACCTGGCCGAGTTCGTCATGGATCGACACCGCCGGGCTGAGACCGTAGGACGTCGAGGCGTCGGCCGAGAGCGCCTTGTAGAGCGTGCCGAGCTGCGGGCAGGCCAGCTGCTTTGCCGTGTCGCGGATCACCGTCACCGCCGACAGGTCCGGCGACATGCGGATCATCTTGGCGGCCAGGCTGAACAGGACCGCCGCCTGCTCGCGCGACTGCGCCGCCGAGTTCAACTGCGCGTTCGGCCGGGCCTCGGGACCGCAGAGGTGCAACAGCACGATCAGCGCCGCCTCGACCGTCTTGGCGTTCTTGCGGCCGCGCGAGATAATCGCCCGCCTGGTGCCCGCCGGGTTGTCGTAGATCGCCCGGAAGTCCTCGACCATGTATGGCGCGACCTTGAGCGGTTTGCCGACGAACCGGCCCTCGGGCACCCTGATGTAGCGTTCGATCCAGGCGACGTTGCGCTCGGCCCGGGTCGGCTTCTTGACCCTCGGCTTTGCAGCCTTGGCCTTCTTCACTCTTCCCACGGCAATTTGCCTCTGGCCGCGCTCTTCGAGGCGGTGGCCGCAGCCTGCGGCGTGTAGCGCGCCTGATTGGTCAGCCGCAGCTTCGTCGCCTTGTCGGCGGCGCCCTTCGTCTCGAGGTCGCGCATCTTGAGCAAGTCGGAGTAACGCTTCACGCCGTCCTTGTTCTTGAGCCAGTCCGTTTCGAACATGTTGATGATGACGGTGATCTTGTCGGCCGCGGCCCGGTGCCGGCAGTAGTCTTTCAGCAGTGCCCGCAGCGCCGCGGTGTTGAAGAACTCGATCGCCTCACTCGCCACGATTTCGCGCCAGATCGCCACCTCGGCTTCCGTCATGTCGGCCGGCGGCTGCGCCCGCTGCCCGAAGGCGCCCTGGATGACGTTGGTTTCGACGGAGGCGGCCGACTTGCGTCCGCGTTTCTGCATGGTTGATCCTGTTTAGGTCAGGCGGCCTTGCCAGCCTTGACCAGTTCTTCGCGCTTGCTGGCGCACCACAGCTCGTAGGACTCGAAGCCGTCCTTGCGCCAGTCGTACCGGGCATCGGCCACGTCCTCGAAGGTCTGGCCGGTGGACTCGAGCGTGGCCTTTTTCCCCGAGAAATCCTGCCAGCGCTTGATGGCGACGTCGACGTAGATCGGGTTCAGTTCGATCGCTAGCACCCGGCGGCCGGACTGCTCGCCCGCGATGATGGTCGTGCCGGATCCCGAGAACGGCTCATAGACCGCGTTGCCGGGGACGGAGTTGTTCTCCATCGGGCGGCGCATGCACTCGACGGGCTTCTGGGTGGAGTGGCCCGTTTCGGATTTCTTCGGCTTTGCTATGTCCCACAAGGTGGACTGCTTGCGGTCGCCAGCCCAATGGCCGGTCGCCTTCTCGCGCACCGCGTACCAACACGTCTCGTGCTGCGAGTGGTAGTTCCCGCGCCCCACGACAAGCGCGCTCTTGCCCCACACAATCAGGTTGCGGAGCTTGAAGCCGCAGTCCGTGAGCTGATTGGCGACGCTGACAAGCTGCTTTTCGCCGTGCCACACATAGGCCACGTCGCCCGGAAACAGCGCCCACGCCTCGCGCCAGTCCGACTTGTCGTCATTCTCGACCTTGCCCTTGGCCCGGCCCTTGCCCGTGCTCAACAGGCTGCCATCGGCGTTCTTGGCCGTGGTCCGCCAGTCGGCGTCGTACTCGACCCCATATGGAGGATCGGTCACCATCAGGTGGGGCCGTTCCTGCCCCAGACAGGCCCCAACAGCGGCAGCGTCGGTCGAGTCGCCACACACCAGCCGGTGCCCGCCCAGAAGCCACACGTCGCCAAGCGTGGCCACCGCGCGGGCGCCTGCCTCGGGGACGGCGTCAGGGTCGGTGAGGCCGGCAGTGCCTTTGCCCGCCAGCAGGGCGTCGATGTCCGAGAATCCCAGCAGGTCGAGGTCGAAGCCGGATCCCTTGAGGTCGGCCAGCTCGTTCGTCAGCATGTCGGCATCCCACCCGGCGTTGAGCGCCAGCTGGTTGTCGGCCAGGACGTAAGCCTTCTTCTGGGCGTCGGACCAGCCCTCGGCCACCATGACCGGCACTTCGGCCAGGCCCAGCTTGCGGGCGGCAAGGACGCGGCCGTGGCCGGCGATGATCTGCCCGCCCTCGTCCACGAGGACCGGGTTCGTCCAGCCCCACTCCTGCATCGACGCCGCGATCTGCGCCACCTGGGCGTCGCTATGGGTGCGGGCGTTCCGGGCGTAGGGGATCAGCGCCTCGATCGGCCGGCGCTCCACGCGATCTGCAGGCCACTTTTGTTGCAAGAAAGCCCTCAATGTTACGGTTTATGGTTTTTGCGG